ACCACCGAAGGCAAGAACGATAACAGAGTCTGTTGTTCCTGACCCGCCTTCTGTTGTGGTGTTGTAAATCAAAGCGCCGTTCGCAGTGATTGTTGCCGCTGAGAATGTCAAATCAGCAAAATCTGTGAACGCTGTGGTACCTGATGTTGTTGGAGAAACATTTGTTAATGCGGATCCGCCAGCGCTGTATCCAGTTCCAGAAACCTCGTTTGATGTTGAGTAATCTGTTGTTGCCGCACCCAGCGTTGCTGAGGACGTAAACAGTGCCAGATTGAACGTGTGTCCACCTGAGCGGAAGTTGTGCTTCCCTTCCAGCAACTCCTGCTTGAAAGATGTGCACATCGCTTGAGTAATTGCCATGTCATAAACTCCTTACTGCATTGGCAAGTTTTGATTGGCCTGCTTCCATAAGAGCATTATATATGGTTGTCCTGTCGGACTGGATGGCCTCTTTCATGTAGAAGGAAATAACCTTCACCATTGCTTCGCGGTATGCTCTGGCTTGCTGTTGCAAGACAGGGTCCGCTGTGTCAGAAATACTGATCAGCTTGTCTGCACATCGCTCTGCGATTTCTTCTGGGGTAAAGCCCCTGTTGTCTGTTGTATACACCTTCACGAAGGGTGTTTCGGGCACCTGTAAATTAAGCTCCATTATGTCTTCTGCCTAATAATTAAGCCTGTCCTGTATGCATCAGTGTCCTCAACAGCCTCACCAAAGTTCTTCAATCTTTCTAACGATGCGTTGAACTGATTGATGTAGTTTGTGATTACGTCGGTCTCGCCTTTCATAAATGTGTACGCTTCAATAAGAGCGCCATACAGTAAAGACTGTGAAGCATTAGTGCTGAGCCATGTTGTTCCGCTATCTCCTTGGACTGTCAAACTAGCAGGCCTATAGTAGTAATGAAGTTCAACGGTGTAACCTGAGTCTGGTGTTGGGGATATCAGGAAGTTGCTGATGTCAAAAAATGCATAGTACTTAGGCGACCCTGTTGTGGATGTGTCTGGATACGCCTCTTGCAGGAAATTAACGTCCTTATATAACAGGAAAGTCTTTGTTGTGCCTGAGGTAAAGCTTAGAGAGTAAGGCGCCAAGAAATCGCTCGGGCAATTCAGGTATGGATTAGAAGACGTTAGCGTCCCTGTTTGGTTCCGGCGGAAAAAGTTCAATTGAACATTTTTAAAGATCCGCTCTTCCGCGCTCTCAATGAAATTACCTAAGTTGCTAACAAAAGTAGTCTCACTGTTCTCACAGTAATCCTGTATCTGTTGTTTGAGCTCTGCGTAAGTCATTCGCTATCCATGTACAAATTGTCAAATGTTATTTCGGGATCCAAGTAACTTGGGTGCCCCTCAGCGGAATGTGTGTACTGACTTGGCGTGAAGTCAGGTGCCCCTTCGCCTGTGCGCCACAGGGCAGGGCTCGTTGCTCTGACGCGATTGTTGGGCAGTGCAACGATATTACCAGTCCAAGGACCTTCAGTAAGGTAGAGGACATGGGATTGTTTGTGTTGGTCAGGTGAGTCAGCAATTTCGTGGTCTGTGTAGTCAACTGTAAACATGTATCGGGCTCCGAAGAACTCGTGATTTACTTTAGCCAACCACGGACTGGAACTAACTCTGTTAAAAACAACTGTGTCATGGTGACGGGACATGCAGTCCCAAGGCTGTGCGATATGGTCCTCCATGCGGTCTGGCCACTCCTCTAGCGGGATGTCTGCGACCAGTGCTTGGATGGGCATCCTTGCCCACATCGCACCTCCATGTACGTTTTCATCCGGACCGTCCTCTAGATCGGTTTCGCATCCAGTGAATACAACCTGAAAGCTCAGAGAGCGGTCAGGCATTGTGTTAACTGCAAACGCTATCGCGTGGATAAACTCCCCGTGATAGCGCTGGTGATTACAGGTAAACTCTCGGCGTACCCAGCATTTGAAGCTGGGACAGTTTGAAACTAAATAAGGCATTAAGCACCTCGGGTGAATCGTCCTCCTTTTGTTGCCGCGCCCATGCCGCGTGCAACACCACCCTGAGAGTATCCCTTAGTTGTCTTCATCTTGCCACCAGCAGAATAACCTTTTGTCTTTTTCATGGCACCGCCTTTCGAATAACCCTTGGTCTTCTTCATGGCGCCACCTTTTGAGTAGCCCTTGGTGCTCTTCATCTGTCCGCCAGCTTTTTTCTTTTCGGTCTTTTTCTCATTGGCTTCTTTGATGCGTCGCTCTTCCTCTAGCGCCTGAAGAAGCGGGTCCTTGTACTTCGGCTCTTCTGTTGGTGCGGGTCTGCGTGAACCTTGGTTCATCTTCTTAACAGGACTCATCGCGCCACCAGCTTTCTTCTTCATAACTCCGCCTTTGGAGTATCCCTTGGTGCTCTTCATTGCTCCGCCTGCTTTGGCTTTCTTGAGGTCGCCTGACCCCTTCCCGTCCATCGCGAACGCCGGAACACTCTTCCCCGTCTTGGGGTCTTTCTTCATAGGCATCTTTGCCATCATTCACCTCATACATTGACTGTGACGTTTCCTACTTGCCCCCTAAGTGGTTCGGGCGAACCAAAAGGATCTAGTGTCGCTTCATCCAAGCTTGGGTACTTGAATGTATACGATTCTGTAAATCGATCAGGACGCGGGTTCTTCAGTGACTGAGGATCGTTAACCTTGATTCGACCTAAAAAGTTTTGCGGGTGATCTGGATCCACGACATCCTTGCCAACACGAAATCCTGTTGGGGTGCCGTCCTTAATCTCTACCACCAGATCTTTGAGTGGATATCTGAACCCTGTCTTGTCGCAGAATCCATAAGCATGTTTTGCTTTCGCGTACATTAGCCGCCCGCTCCATAGAATGTATTGAATGGAACGAACTTAATGCTTGAGCTGTCTCGGTCTTCACCTGCGGCAAGCTCGAACTGAAACTCATACTCTTGCTTCAGAGGCTGAACTCGGTCATTCACCTCTGGTCTCTTCATCGCAATGTAGTAGGCAAGCCCTGCAACCATACATGGAACGAATCTCGGAGGTACGTCAGCCGTCCCTGTAACGCCCGAACTAATGCTTTCAATGCCACGGAGATAGTAATGCGACAAAGTATAAGTGTCAGTTGAATCCGGCACAGGCCACAGCGTAACAGTTGTTTCCGTTGCCAAACGGCGAATGAACGCTTGAGTGGGTCTTCCGGTAGTGTTCTTGTTAGATTGCTGAGAATAAGTCGATACACTGATTCGCTCGATGTTTGTGTCTATCTGATTAACGCCTGTCCCTGTACGCAGTGCCATCTCGATAACATCGATAGTGTCTGATGGCATTGTGTATGTGGCAGTCCCCGGAGTCAGGCTAATTGTTCCGGGCTCGATTGTCCATAGGTTTAGCCCACGATTTTGCCACTCAAGTGTCAGTAGGTTCAATGATCTTCGCGCAGTCTTCAGATCGTAACCAGTACGCATCTCGAGACCGGCGCGTTCAAACGCTTCTTCAAAGATCTCTGGTAGGTCTGGTGTAACTACTGCCATTACTTCTTCCTATGTCTAGCGGTCTTCTTTGCAACCTTCTTAGGCTGTGCAGAGTGTTGTTTTCCTTTCTTGGTATCCGCTCGCTTCTTTCTCGTAGTAGCGGCATACTCTTTGTCCGAAAGCGCTTTGATAGCCTTGGATGGCAGATAGCGCTCCCCAGTGGCCTTGGGTCCTTGCGTCGAAGGCTTTCCTGATTTCGTGCGCCACTTTTGTTTGGTCCACTTCTTCAAGGACTTTTGAGGCTTCTTGAGTGGCATTAGTCGCGGTAGCCTCCGCCTGCCTTCTTGTATCGTTGAGCGAGCATCTGTGCTTTTCTTGCACTCCACTGACCCGGCTTTCCACCCTTTCCGCCAGCTTTGATCTCGTTAAATAAGCGCTTTCGCAGTGCGGGTTTGGTATAATTACCGGCTTCATTGACACGACTCTTCTTCTTTTTTACCTTGCCACCCTTCTTCATTTCTGATGGTCCATCATCAATATTTCGGGCTTGACGTATTAAATTTAAGTCACCGGCATCCGTGCCGGTTGAGGCGAACCGTCCATAGTTCGACTTTGCTGTTCTGCTCATGCGGTCACCTGTAAGCTGTTTAGAAATACTAGAACGGCTAATCATTAGTTATTGACCCGGCAGGAGATGAGGCGCCTGAGGAAACACCTTGATTCCTGTAAAAATCAAGCCAGCTATCAAGATCGTTGTAATCAGGTGGCAAAAGATCTTCGAAGGTAAAAGCTTTAGCCTTTTCTTCCGCCTCAAGAGCGTCGATAATTTCTTGAGCTGATTCTAGTGGGTCTTTTGTTAAGTTATAATCAAATTCACCAAGACCCGGTTCAAAACGCTGTCCAATTAAAGGAAGAAGTTCCGCCTGTCTCGCCTCATCCATCATGGATATTGGCTCCATATACTCTGGAGTATACGGGAGACTCATCTTGGATGTTTCAGCTTTTCTGGCGTAATCATCAGCAATACCCTCAGACAAGGTATAGCGCCCAAAGTCGCGCATAAAGTCATAAGCTCGATCTACTTGAGGCGTTCTGTACTGAAGGTTGAGACCCGGATCATATGTTAATGATTCACCAAAGTCATACGGTAGATCTACATTATCAACGGGAGCAGTCTGAACTGCATCTCCACCACTATCTTGTACTCCTGTAGAAGGGCTTTGGATTCCGGGGCCTACTCCGGGACCTTCTCCGGGGCCATCAGGGCCTCCACCACCCGGACCAACACCCTCATCACCTTCTCCGGGGCCTTTTCCCGGTTCTGTTGATGGAGGTGTTATTGGGCTACCCCGGTCTTCAGGGACATCGTCTGATGGCGGGTATTCTGGGTAGTCATACTCAAACCCTATTAAGTCATCGCCACCCGGACCAATTATGCTAGGTTGCCCCGGTATAATACCAATGCCACCCGGGTCTTCCGGAATGCCAAGTCCTGACGGATCTTGCTCCTCTGGAGTCGATGGGATTGTCGCATTAGGATCTTCAGAATACTCCGGAGCAAACCAATCTGGGTCCTCTGGTGGCCTCATTGGCTCGGCTACTTTGTTGTCATATATGCTTTTATCGCCGGTGTCCACTCCCGGTATCTTCTTTGTTGACTCGCCGATCCTGCCGCTACCGCCCCTAAGTGATCCGGATGATGTGTCCTCCGGGGTTCCCTCTTTCTGATCTGTCGAACCCTTTGCGCCTTCATCCTCAGCGGCTGATTTGCCGGGAACGAAAGAGAATGTCGAGCTTTTTAGGTTAACCTGAACAGTAGGTAGACCCATAATGTCGCCTTGTCGCTGTATTGAAAGCGCCTCGTCCTGAGTGATGCCGTACTTGTTATCCTTGCCTTTCAAGGCATCGTTGTACGCCTGCACCTTCTCTGCACCGCTTTCATACAGAGTCATATTTCCATCATCGCCGATAGAGTAATCAGCTCCTTCGGTTAGCTCTGTTATCGGCATTCCTAAACCGACCCCTTTTGGGGTTAGAGTTGCCGCTACGGATGGTGCTTCGGGCTCTTCTTTTGACTGATCGAAAAGCTCTCTATTTTCATCGTCAAAGGATTTGGAGCCAAAAGCAACAACTTCATCATCCTCTGTAGCGGGCTCTGCAAAGCTATATGGTGCCGCCTTTGTATTAACAGTGCCGCCCATTTGAGTAGTAAAGTTCTCGATCTGGGCAATGGACATCTTCTCAAGTCTTGTAACAAGTTGATCAATGTTTTCTTGCTTTGTTGGATCAAGCGTTGTGCTTCTTGCTACCATCGGGTTACTCCGATAGGCGTTAACGGCATTGGCGATTGCTGATTCTTGAACAGAGCTATAACCATCAGCAGAGGTTACAGTGCCGTCAGAAAGTGTTACGGATTTTTTTGCCGGACTAAAAACATCAACTAGATCATTAAAATCATCAATTGCTTTATCAAGAGTTCTGTTAATGTCTTTCTTAGTTAGCGTCTTTGGCTTCTTTGGCGTCGAAGGAGCACTAGGTGTCGCAGGTCGCAACCTTCTTCCCTCTGCTCTACCATATGTCTCATAGTGATAAAGCGGGTCAAGGCCTGCCGCCGCTACATCTGGGTTGGCTCTCAAATACGCCGCACCATCAAACCCTGCTGGGGGGGCTGGGGCTGGAGCTGGAGCTGGAGCTAACGACCTTCCTTCGTTTCGCCCATATTCTAAATAATGTCTTGCTGGATCAACTCCAGCCGCCGCTACATCTGGGTTGGCCTGCAGGTAGGCTTCCCGATCAAATCCTTCAGGGAGACTTGGGCGATCAGGGAAAACCGTTTCAGTCCCATCTGACCCTTCGCCTCCGGAGCCTCTTTCTGAAGTAGGGTCATCCTGTGGGGCACCGACAGTAGGTTCATCCTCTGGGTCACTGATTACAACTTCAATTACACTTCCGGTTTCTGGACTATAGAAAGAATCACCCTCTGTTGCAATAGAGTCTGGAGTATCGTATGCATCATCGGAAGTGTATGAGCCTGATCTGAAACGTCGGACAGGCTCTCTACTGAAACCAGTGTCGCCAGTCAGTTCCTGCAGTGCCTTGAGGTATCGTTCCATTACCACTTAACCTTGTGCGACCAATATTTTGCCGATAGTTTACTCGACGGCTTCCCTTGCGCATTGTGCCTAGCGTAATAAGACCGCTTCCGGGCCTTATCTTTGGCAGTCTTCGGAGCCTTGCCAGCACCTTTGACGCCTTGTTGACCGAACCGGACGACCTTATAGGTATCCCCTTCTTTAGCCATAACGACATGGGACTTAGTCTTATGGCTAGGAGTTTTCTTTGGCTTATTGACACCACTGAGGCCTAACTCCTTCATCTTGTTTTTGACGCGCTCTGGAACTGCCATTAGTTTTTCACCAAGATGCCTTCGAACGTAGCCGCTATAGCATTGTTCTGGTTCTTACTACAGATTGCCTGCACTTCAAGATCAGACTTCTCTGTAACCTTCAGCGGATACTTGTACGGGAATAGTATCTCGCCGCCAATAATATCAATCTTTGTTGCTGTTCTGAATACGCCGCCGTATGAGCGCACCTTGAATCGAACAGTCATGTACGCGCCAGATGTATCTGTACCATGCGTTGCGACACCTTGTGTTACATACAGTGTGTATCCTGCTGGCACTGTATACACAGCCATTAGCGTTTGATTTTCGCCTGCAGTGATTCGGGCATATGTTGTCCCGTCACTTGCGATGTTTATGTTACCAACAGGCGATTGGCTTCCGCTGACATAAGCCCGGTAAACCCTTAATAAGTCAGTGTCCAGAACCGCAACACCTGATGAGTTCAGCGTCTTTGTCTGTGTTACTTCATTATAGTCAGCATCTAGACCTACAACGGTAATTTCAACGTCCTCATCAGTGCCTGCGGATGCTGATGTTGCAGTCATTGTAAGCGCTGATGATGGGTATGAATAAAGGCCACCGACATCCCAGATCGTTTCATTCGCGTTAACGATCAGCGGGTTGTATCCGTATTTGAACAACGTACCGTGAAACGGAATATGTCCTCTGGAGACCTGTAGATCGAAGTCTTCTGTGGTCCCCATTCGGGACACGGATGTCAGTGAATTGCCCATTATGCGTAAAATGCCGTCATGTTAGTAAAGACGGTTGTCCCTGCTGTATATGGTATGTATGCACCGTTGTCGAACAGTAATCCCTTGTCTGGGATAGTAACGTCTCTCTCCGCCGTAGCACTTGCAACCGTTCCAAGACTAAGCTTGTTGGTTCCTGTTGCGCTTCCGTCGGTAAAAGAAACAATTCCCGCTGTTCCAGAGTTTACGATAAAAGCTCCACGCAAACGCATACGGCCATTGTAAACAACATCAAGAGCATCATTCGACATCCCAACTGTAATTGCTCCTGCAGTGTCATCATCAACGGCGACCTCTGTCACTGTACGGAAGTATTTTGTTCCAGTAGATGACCCAATATCCTCCCCGGAGATTGTTTCAGTTTGAGCGTTTCCATTAACATCTGTGCCGGTAATGGTGAAGGTCCTCCCTGCATCATTGCCAGCACAAGTGATTGTGATGAATCGGGCCGCAGTAAACGTAGCAACTCCTCCTGATGATTCGGCGCCATTAATCGTTAATGTCTGCGAACCTCCGCCAGCAGGGGTCTGCGATTGGCAAACCCCATCTGGGTCAGCCGCAGTCGTATCAGCGGTAATGTGTACCGACTGAATATCAGACTGAGACATAACTCACTCCTTATGGCTGATCAGTAAATGTTGGGACTGTAGCTGAAATTACGTTGCCCCACACATACCAATTGGTGGAGTCCTTTGCAACGATATTGATTTCCATTACACCAAAATCTACCAGAGTAAGGATTGAGTTGGAGCTACCATTTGAGTAAACAGCAACATTATCTGCATCTGTGTCGAGGTGCTGGACACCACCGATATAGAAGTTTGTATCAGACCCCGTATCAATGATTAGGTTTTCTGTTTCTGTCGCCGCACCACCATAGATGATTTTAAAGGTAGAGCCTGCAACAGGCGATGGAAGTGTCACTGTACGATTCGCAGTGATAGCAGGAACAACGATAACTCTTCCGCTATGCGCCGCGTTTGTGAGAGAAACATCAGCATCAGTTAGCTCAACAGGAGCTCCACCAAGAGTTGATACTTCAGTGATTGTACCTGTTGTTGTGTTCTTGCTGATCGTTTTGAAAGTGCTTTCGGACCGGACTGGACCTGAAAATGTGGTATTAGCCATGAGAATCTCCTGTCGTGGCAAGTGTCAGAATGTGCATTTGCACTTTTCTGTCAGGAAAAGAAAAGGGGCCCGAAGGCCCCTAGTCTATTATGCGGCTCCGGGTGAGCCATAGATTCCGAGTGGATCGGATACGCCGAAGCTATAACGCTCACGAGCTTTATAGCGGACGTTTCCTGTATCGAAATCACCGTCCATAGATGTCTGCATTGCAGTCCGCACGAAGTGCTTCATGCCGTTAGGAACATCTGTAGTCAAGAAGAACGCATCGTTGTCAGTCAAGTAGTGGTTGACACGATAGCCTTCTGGGATTGACCCGTTAGAGCGGATAGCGTTGAGATCGTTATCTGCTGTACCAACACGCAGATCTGTTTCGAGCAAACGAGTTGCAACGAACATCAATGCAGGTGGAACGATCAGCTTACGAGGACGGGCCGCGATCAAAAGACCACGCTCATCAACATAACCTGCGATATCGATCACAGCTTGCTCAAGTGAAGTTTCGTTCAAGTCAGCCGCAACTGATGGACGGTTCGCATTGGTACCGCCAGATACAGTTGGGTGTGAAGCGTTGAACAGAGTCACGCCGTCACCAGACTGGAATGTATCGAAACCAGTGTTGAGCAAAGATGCCGCTTTTGTCTGCTTTGTGTACGCCATTGCACGAGCAAGTGCCTTGGTGTAACGAGCTGACAAAGAGTCATACAGGTTGTCTTCCATCGCTTCTTCAGTGATAGAGAAACCCATGCCCACTGTTTCGTGGTTGTAACGAGCAACGAAGCTCTCCTGAGCTGAATCGTAAGAGATTGCTCCGCCTTCAGGCTTAACTGGCGCGGCGCCAAAGCCTGAGAGCTTCACTTCTTCTTCGAATGAACGCTCAGAGTTTTCTGTTTCATAGATCTCTGCATGCTCGTTTTCGTACTTACCGTACTCCAAACCGAACAATGCATTAAGACCCGGTAATAGCTCCTTCAGGAGCTGGGCGCGTGTAATAGCCATGTCTTAGCTCCTTATACAGCCGCTGGCGCCGCGTTAGTTGCCAACTGATGGAAGGCCGCGACATTGTTGAAACGACAAACGAATACTGGATAATCTGATCCAATTTCGTCACCCTTTGCTCCACCACGATAGTCAACAATCTTGAGCATATCTGTGGTTGTTGTACCGATAGCAGAGATGTCCAATGCAATGCGAGACTGCTTGAACGTAGCGTTCGGTGCAGTGTTCACGATTGGAGCATTACGGCCATACACTTCCTTAGTGTTAGTGATTGAGCCATCTGCTTGGATTTCGAACAACACGTTTGGATCTGCGACAACATACGCCATTGCGTCTGATGCTACAGTTCCTGTTGGCCAGAGCGAATCTTGGCGAAGTTGTCCTGAAGTTGGGTCTGTGTACTCACAACCCACGAAGATACCAACGAATAGAACGGCAGTGTCACCATCTTCACCGTCTGTCATGCGTTGGATTGTGATCTCGTTACCTTGGTCTACGAGCTGTACAACATCACCTACAGCGATGTTTGCCGCGTAACCCGATGCAATCGGATACTGGCGGAAAGGCTCGAGAGAACCGGAGTCGAGACGACCAATCGGACGAAGTCCGAAGGGTGCGGCTACTGAAGACATATGTTTCTCCTTTAATGTCTACAATGCGGCACCCGAATAATTACGAGTTGCCGCTACCAAATGATACCTTTGTTGATCGTTCGGGCTTGAGCATCGGCATGCGAGGATCGTTTTCACGGAGGTAGTTGTTGTCAACTGACTCCATTTGGCGATCATTCATTTCGCGGTGATACTCTGTCCGACCTTCGATGTTCTCCTTTGTGTTCTTACACAAGAGAAGTCCACCGACTTCAACATTCCCATCAAACCGGGAATCAATGTCAGACATCACATGTAGCTCTGGGTGGTCAGCGGCCTTTACAGGCTCCCAACCTTCACGGAATTTAGCAGAGACGTTTGTGTTGTCAGCTTGACCCATTGTTGATGTTCTGATCCAGCGATATGCGTAACCCTCTGCCTGTTCAGGCGTGGGTACTCGAGTCGCTGGGGCCCATGATTTCTTGCGCTCTGTTTTTTCGCGGGTAGAGGTTTCCCTTGGTGTACGGTTACTCATTACCGTGTCTCCTTCATGAGTTGCGCCGCATATGTCTCTGGCGAGATCCCAAGGCGCTTGGCGAGAGCAACTTGAGACTGGGTCAACGTAACCTTGCGTGGTGATTTTGACGAACGACTCGCCGGGGCCACTACGGAACCCTGTTGACGTTGATGCCCAAATTTGTGTGGAAATGCTTCACGCATCTTAGAATCGATCTGCTGGTAGTATTCATCACTACGAGGATCAACACCTTGCTCCACTAATTCTTCATGGATCCCGTAAGCATAACCAGTCATGGCTTTATCTTTCTGGAACCATTCATTTCTGCTTGCCCAGTCAATCGCCTTGTCGTCTACACTAATTTCCTGAGTTGGTGCCTGTGTGTACTGTGGCATTTGCTGTTGCTGGACTGGCTTAGGCTTGTATGAGTCATAACGAATCTTTTCGTTCGTCAGCATTGTCAAACGCTCGTTCGCGGCGACCATCCCATCTGAGTCACCGCTTTCGTATGCGTCTTTGTATGCTTGCTTCGCCTTCTCAAGCTCTGCCGCAACACGGCCTTTTGCTTGATTGACTAATGCGCCTTCACCTTTTGTCAGAGTGTCTCGGAGTTTTTGGTTTTCTTCGTAGAGCTTTTGCATGTCAGTGACGGCTTGCTCACGAATCCGCTCCGCTTCCTCTTTACGTCTACGCTCTTCGTGATACTCGAAGCGTAGCTTTTTGATTCTGCTTTGTACGTTATCGGAATAGTTCGAGATCTCGTCATCATCAGGAACCTCTGGCTCCTTGTCGTCAGCCCTGCGTGGGCGACCACGATCCCCTTCCGGAGTATCGTCTATGATTTCGACTTCAAAGCCTGAGTCATTAGACTCTCCGACTTCAACCTCTGTGTTTTCGACTTCTTGATCTAGTTCGTTCATGCGCGTTCAATGCCTCTCGGATCTTCGACAACTGCTTCAACCGTGTCATCATTGATGAGACGGAACTCCTGTCCCTTCACCTTAAAACGGGTGCCGGAATAAGAACGGAAAATAACCCAGTCACCCGGCTTACAATACGGACCACTTGGGAATTTGTCTGGATCGCCATAGGCATCTTCGCCGAACTCAATGACTCGACCAAAGATAGAGGCTGTAGATTCTTTTGCGCGATACTCGTTCGCGATGATGATTCCGCCCTCAGTCTTTTCTTCAATCTCAGGGCATGCAACAAGGATCTTGTATCCTTGTGGGACTGGAAGGATCTCTTCTAGATCTTCCGACATTTCGAAGTTCTTAACTTGCATATTTTTCCTGCTTACGGTTGAGGTCCGTAGTAACCTGCGCTCAAGGCGTACTATTCACTGCTTACAGTATACCACCCCTTGACAGGGTTATTCGGCGTTATTTATCTTCTCTTCGAGATCGATGATTTCTCTTTCGATCACAGCAAACGCCTTCACCATGCCACAGCAGTATTGGTATTGATCAAATGTTTCACAGCCACCTGTCGCCATGTGGTCTGCCATCTGATCCAAGTTGTCCCGGATTCGGTTCCGGATGTAATCTAATTCAGTCATGCTCACTCCAAAAAGTGCAATTGAACTTTATTGTCCTTTTGTATTCTGAGCAATTGACTTCGCAATTTCAACCCCAAGCTTAGCGCCCTCTAACTGATCCTTGCGCTCCGCCTTGTCTTTCTCTGTTGCAATCTTAACTCCTAGGCGAGCCCCTTCCTGACGCTCTTGTGATGCAATGCGGTCTTGCTCATTGGCGATGTTCGCCGCTTTCGCTTGTGAGTCTAGGTTGAGTTTCGCCATATCTAGTTCGCGCTTGTGCTGGAACTCTGCTTCTTTGAGCGCAAGCTCACGCTGTTGAATTTGCGTCAATGGGTCTTGTGCTTGTTTTTGCGCCTGCATCTGAGCCATTTCTGCACTATCTTTTTGCAGTAGCTTTTCAGCCGCTTTGGCAACGGTGCTTGCGAGATCAAACTCTACATCTTCCGGCAGTGGCTGATCTGGGTCTGGGAGTGAGGCTCCAAGCTGTCCTTCGATTTCTTTTCTGTACTGGAATGCAACGTGCTCGGTGATGTGCTCTATCATTGCCTTCTGAATGACAGGAGCAAAAGGACTCTGACCGACAAGCTCTTTGATCTTGGGATCATTGAGCATCGCCATGTGGACCTGTATATGAGCTTCATGGTCTTGATACGCAAACGCCTTCACACCCTCTTGCTGGAGAATCTTCATGTTCTCTGTAACAGGATCCGTTGGCTCGATCTCGTCTTCGAGCTTCACGATCTTATCTGCATCTTGGATGCCTAGCACTTCTAACATCTGGCGATGCAGTCTTCCGAGATCATAGATCTGCGGGGCCTGCTGTGCAAGTTGTAGTGCGGCTTGATACTGCATGACCTTCTGGGACATTGTTGCCGCATTCGGGTCAGAAACAGGAATAACATCCACTCGTCCATCGAAGTCTTCAATCCGATTAAAATCACCTTCCATCTCGTAGGCATACTGAGCTGGCATGTAGTCGTGGATGATTCGTGACAGTATTCTTAGTTCTTTGCGTAGCGCGGCATGCAATCTAGCCTGAACACCGGACATTACCTTCATGCTTCTTTCGAGCAGTGCCAAAGTTGTGCCGACAGGTGCATTCGGGTTCGCTGATGAAATGTCTACATCAGCAACGGAACCGATGCGGCGGCTTTCGTCTACGATATTGCCCAACAATTGGTAAAGAACTGTAGACGGCTCTTTGTATGGCAATGGGTAAATATTGTCTCGGATGGCTCCGCCGGGGATATCTACATCACGGAACTCACCGGGCATCAGTGGAGAATCATCCCCCTTGATTCGGAGTCCTCGAGCCTTGAGTCCTGCTGGTAAGTTTGCAAGTGTGCCTGCATCAACAAGCTGACGGAGAATCGATGTGGCTGACTTGGCTAGGCCACCAATAAGATGGATAAGCCCAATGCCGTAGAAGCCAAGTCCGGGGAGGTATGGGTAATGCACAAAGTGCAACCGCTTACTTTTCTTCTCATCGTCCTCATACCAGTTTCTACGGATAGAGAGAACAGTCCGGGAAGACTTATCCACTGTAACAACATACGGTCTCGCAATCCCATCTGGATCAGCGAACTCTCCGGGGAGATCAATGTCTGCGTGTATTTCAAGGATGGTGTATCGGTCATCATCTTCAATCGAGTAGTTTGATTCGCCTTCGATCTCATCGTACTTCTCCTCGATGTCTGAATACTCTGCCGATGGATCTGGCAGGTCAACATCACGATAGAATCCTGACACCATGTACTTGAGTACTTCGTTCGGTGTCTTCTTCATCACATGGGTGTACCGCTCGGCTGTTGCCAAGTCGGATACACCGTATGAGATAACAAAATCCTCTGCCGGGACGAAAGCGGCCACAGGCCGTTCCAGCATTGGGTCATAATAAACCTTCTTGAATGCTGAACCGGCGAGCGGCAATTTGAACAGCAACTGCTCAAACTCGTCTCGATACTCTGTCATGACCTCCGTGGTCATGTAGTTCATTTCGGTTTCTACACGGGATGCTTGGCGAGCTTTGTCGTCAGTGATTGTTCCCATGATTTTGGTTCGGACTGGACCTGAGGCAGGGAATACTTCGGTGATTGCCTGCGCTTGGAATCGAACGACAGACTCTGTCAGTACTGGGTGGAACACACCACAAGCGCCGGGCCATGGCTGGTCACGCTCTTCAATCTTTAGTCCGAGGAGGTCTAGGCCTTTGACATAGGCCTGAGCCCACTCTTTGCGTGATTCTCGGTCACCCTTGAATGACTCGATTAGGTCAGTGCCGATGTCTTCTAGGTCAGACTCGTCGATAAACTCAGCAAGGTTGGAGTCGTGATCCGGACCGATCAGCATTTCCTGCATGCCCTCATCGAGGACAATGGTCATGCTACCGTCTTCTTCGTTGATGCTCACCGCATCTGGATTGATAATCTCAAGATCTATTTCGGATTCTTCCTCCGGTGTCTCGATCTCTACGATATTTGTGGGTGTCAAAGGTTTTTCAATTGCCATCAATAATACTCAATCTTGCGGTGATTATAGACTGGCTCTTCCCAGTCATCCATTTCAGAGCGAATCCATCCGCCCTGTCGGAACCTTAGTAGGGCCTGAGTCATGGAGTCAACCAAGTCATCATGATCCCCTGACGGGAATGCCGCGCACTCCTCAATCAACTCATCTGCCCAACGAGTTGGGGGTGCCCACACCACACCTGAAGCAAACAGGTCTGTGACTGCGTTTACCCGCGCTATCTTGTCCTGCCCGCGTGATGGGGTGAACTCTGTCACTGGTATACCCATGGCACGCAGTTCAAATATCAATGGAGCGCCAGAGGCTTTCTTCTCCACGATCATTTGATCGGGCTCCCATTCCCAGTAATGCTCATACGCTCTACGCTTGAGCTCAGGGAACTCCAATTTGTCTTTGAAGCTATCTAATAATATCAGATTGGGGACGTTCTTGCCGTCATCATTTGGGTGATAGAACACTCCCCAAGTTGTACAGGCGCTGTAATCCGAGCGCTGAGTCTTCAGGAACGCGGTATCCCAGCTTTGGATGATGGCATCACAGCGAGGAGGACTGTTTGTGTCCCAGTTGCGCCACCATTCGCGCTTGATGAGAGCCCCTTCCTCGCTTGTTGGGTCTTGTTGGTACTGCGCCTGCCACTTAGAGACGGGAAGTTCCGCTTTCAGTGCTTCAAGTTGTGGTAATGGCCAGAATTCAGGCCACAATGGCTTACCTGAAGGCATAATTGCAGGTAATTCAATGACTTCCCACTCATCAGAGCCCTGTCTTTCCGCAGATTTCTTGATGATTTGGCCCGTTAGATCCCTGACAGACCACCGAGTCATCACAATAATGATGGCGCCACCCGGTTGCAAACGCTGTCGTGGTCCAGATGTGTACCATTCGTAGACCTTGTCGTAAACTTCCGGGTTGTATGCCCCGATTGCGGCGTCTTGTTCCGAGTGGGGGTCATCAATAATCAATACATCGGCACCTTTACCAGTTACCGCACCGCCAACGCCAATCGCGAAGTAGTCACCGCCCTTGGATGTGGCCCATCGGCCAGCCGCCTTACTGTCAGATGATAGGGACATCTCAGGAAATACTTCCCTGTAGTCCTGATTGTCTGTCAGGTTACGCACCTTACGGCCAAAACCAACCGCTAACTCGGCGGTGTGCGCAGTCTGGATGATCTTTTTCTCTGGGTATCTACCTAGGAACCACGCTGGGAATAGGTATGAGGCGAATTCTGACTTAGTGTGCCGGGGTGGCATATTGATGATGAGTCGCTTGAGCTCGCCGTTGGCAACACGTTCAAACGCATCGGCCATGGTTTTGTGGTGCCTGCCTGCAATGAATGCGGGCCAGACATGTTTAACGAAGTCCAAAAAGTGTACACGAGAGTTCTCACGTGTTTGCGCTATCGACAGATCGTTAACAAGTTTAAGGAGCTCCTGCTTCTGATCAGGCGGGAGCGTCTTGATTAAGCTCTGTATCTGGTCCGGATCAATATTCGCTAGCATCGAGAATGGCCTTCTTTGCCAACTCGAGGGAGTGGATCATCTCCGCTGTCTGACCCATGGACGAGCAAACTGTGAAATCACGTTCCTCTCCAGTGCCCGTCCAACCAATGAGCATGACCTTGTCGAATGCGTATTCTTCCATCGCGTTCTTGACCATCTCCTGAGGATCAAGGTCTAGATAGGCAGTGCCTCCGGGGAAGTTAATTACCTCAGCCATCGTTCTGCATCTCTTCGATGATCTCATCCACAGCGCTGTACAGGTTTTCTCTGACCTGATCAATGTCTTCTGGTGTATCTGTCTCTTCCATCACGGTCTCAAGAAAGGCGGTGAGGCCTGTCAAGACAGCCTTGATGTCGGAATGTTCAGTGCGGATTGCGTGTTCGAAGGATGCGGTGGGCGTCAAGTACTCGATCTTGAAATACATATGTTCTCCCTATGTGCATCTCCTCAGTTAAAAACGGGGTCCGATGGACCCCTTAGAGGGCGTGTGCCCAATAGCAACTGGGAGACGAGTTACTAAGCACATAGTACCACAATAGTCACGCTACTTTTCACTGATTTTTTTAGGGTTGCCACAAGATTTTTGTTGTGTATAATCTGTAGTCTAGACTACAGGAGTATAGGTTGTAGTAGTCTAGGTACTGATAATAAAACAAAGTACTGTTATAGACTGTAGTAGTCTAGACTACCGGGAGATAGTCATGATTAAGCGGATACATGTCAATCAACATCACATCAGGCACAACCTCAAAAACCCTGATGATCAAAAGCCCGTCCTCACAGTAAAGACATCAAAAAGTAACACTAAGTGTGACAGAGTTGTCATCCATGGCACCTCAGAGGTGATCTATTCCCCAGACAAACCTCTTGCCTGCGGGGCCAAGGTTTGGATTGAGACACAAGCAGATCTGGAGATATTCGGTGAAGATAGAAAAGATCAAGCGTAAGCTACAAAAGACGTATTCAAAGATGTTGAGTGCCTATGCCAAACGGTTAATGGAAAAGGCCTACCGGCTTGAAGACAAAGCGATCATGCTGGAACTAACACTCAAGGAAAAGATGGATGATCATTAACGGCAAGTATGTCAACCTAGAAACAAGCAAGCCTCTTGACTCTTTTGATCTCGAACAGGAGATATTTAAGGCTTGGCACGTTGTGGACGATCTGAAGTTGATCAGAGACGAGCTCGAGGGGATGGACAGCGATGACACATTCTCCGCGCTTCATGGTCTGGCACTCACTACAGAGATGCGCTTCAGGAAGCTAATGGATATCTACGAAAGTGTAACAAAGAACCAATGGGTGGAAAAGAATGGGCAAAGGGAGCAAGCAACGTCCTTCGGACAAGAAAAAATTTAACGAGGGATGGGACCGTATCTTTAACAAGAAAGGTGCAAATGCACCTAATGGGGAGAACAATGAAGATCGTGGACGTCATTGATGACATCAAGCTAAATGAAAGTGTTGGCGAACTACTTGACAGGTTGTCAGTGTTAAGCCTGAGAGATCTCAGAGAAATTTTTATTGACGCCTATGAGCAGACGCTTGATGGCATGCCAACTTCAATGTTTAAACTGAATGATCCGGAGGCCGAGGCGTTCGAGATCAGCAGGAGAATCGAAGCGCTCGACTTAATCCTTGCGTACACATCTTCCGGGCACGAGCCTTATGACTTCACATTAATTGACTGGTGGGACAATGAGAGCGAAGACGAGAGCGATTCTTGAGGAGTGCATCCGGTGTGGGATCATTGCTGGGCACACACGGGCCTATAAATATTCAGATGACCCAAGTGATGAACACATCCGGCAGACAATTGATGATGCCATCTGGTCAGAGATTGACGATAAGTTCGAGTTCGAGCGGAATCTAGCAGATGAGATCTATGAAGGGTTCTGTAACCTTCCAGAGTCAGTGAGAGACTGCGGATGGAAGTGATTCACGGTTTAGTAAATGGATCATATGCGTACCATAAGTATGCGAATTGGTACATATATAAACCAATCAAGGGGGAACACATGAAGGTTGAGATTACAGACGAAGCTATTGATGAGGTTGTTGTCGCAGAGCTCAAAGAGTTATACGAACGCCTTGATGAAGAATGGCACGACATCGAAAGCCTCAAGCCTGCGATCAAAATCGTACTACAGCAGTACATGATTGAAGGTGAATACATGCAATGGTTAGGTCAACACCAATAATCCAGTTCTGTATCATTCGTGTAGACCGGGAATATAACCCCACAACCACCCAAAAAATAAGATAATATAGGAGTTGTTGCACTGCACAAAGGAGGATATGCAATGGACTACAAAGAGATCTTAGAAACTACAGTTAAGAACATCCGTCAAGCTTCAGAGTGGGCACTCTTCCAATGGGAGAAGTCTGTCAAGGAAGCAATGGAACAAATGGAACAGTTCCAATCTCAATTTAAAAAATAATACTACTGGGTGCCTAGGATTCCTTGGCACTTATCTGAAAGCCGCTGAGAGCGATTCTAAGCCGTTCTGAGCGGTTTTTTCTTTTAGGGGGTACCCTAGTACTCTTTTTGTCAAATATCCCCATGAGCCATAGCAAAATCAGCCTTCCTGAACGGATATGGTGTTGTCCGTAACAATGCATTAGGCGAGTGAATAGATAATGGGGTATCCATGAAATTTGTGTGGTGGGATGTGTGGAATAATGTGTGTATGTAGGCCAGCACGCCAAGCCGCTACTTGGGGGTGGGGGATGGGTGGGGTACAGCACTCATCCAGATCGCTCGGGCCTACCCTGTCTTTCTAGAGAGCTCAGCCAGTTTCGCCATGAGCTCACTCTCGATCTCTCCTGCGCTCCGCTGTGTGTCTTCCTGCTCCACTCTGTCAGTGAACATCGCGATGCTCTTGCCTAGCAGTTCGAGTGCCCTGATACGAGCTGAGTCACTGGGAGCGGTCATGGCCTCTGTGTGGAGCTGTTCCAACACGAGCCTCTTCAAGCGAGCATGATCATGCAGTGATCTCTCCTCCTGAGCCTTCTGGATGCTGTGCACCCTTTGTACAACCTGCGGGTGATCCATCAGCTTACTCGCCTCAGTCCAGACGCTCGCATCCTTCATGTTCTCGCAGTCATAGGCGTGCCTGTAAGCATCGCTCAGGGTCTTTCCCTCAGCCACTGCTTGCGAGAACGTCTCCTGCTTGGCGGTCAGAGCACGCTTCACTGACTGTCCTGCGACTACCTGTAGTCTCTTCTCTTCCACTGTATGTCCCTATAGGGTTTCGGTTGGATTGGTTCGGGCTTGTGAAAAAGTGCAAGTGCACCTTCTCGCCTGTTCACTTACCAGTTTACTTACCGTCTGGAGCCCTTATCTGTTCAGGGATGTAAAGAGATGTAAAAAAAATCAAAAAAGTGTTTGCAATTGTCAAACCACGGGATTACCATTCGCAGTAATGGAGCTCTACCCAATCGGGACTCGCTCCTCACCTCCCTCCGGAGGGCCCCTTTTCTGGGGAGTGCTGAGCAGGCAGACCATCAGGTCATACCTTGACAGCATGCAGACCGCTTTGAGCCAGTCGATACCGTAAGACTGTGTAGCGCGAGCAGGGCCGGAAAGAGTCGAGCACATGTCACGCGATGTGATCTGTGTTGGGGCTCATATGTGTCTCAGGCAATCAGCCTGACTGACGAGCCGTAGTATCGGCGAAACACATTGAGGAAATAGTCGTGAACCAGACAATCACAGTTACAAAAATCCTAGCCATTTATGAATCAATCTGCCGCGATGAGAACGTGGGCTCAATGGTGACCAAGCAGTCGCTGAAGCGTGCCTACTCAACAAGCAGATCAGCAAAATGGGAATGCCTCCAGATCATGTTGGGTTGCGAGAACCACGGCGACACAGTCATGAAGGTCAGGGGGATCGCAGAGCGAGCAAAGAACGCCCACGCATAGTCGAAACGCCCCACGGGGCGTCTGGCAGATACGGCCTCCTGCCACTGATGAGACAGGCCAATCAATTGAGGAAACTGTTATGAAAAACTACATCAAGCTGACCAAGACTCGCCCAACTGTCTGGCGCGGTAACGGCATGGGCACTGACTCAGCCGAATGGGTTGTGAAAGGTGCTGAGCACATCACTGTGCTTCAGATCGCTTCTGGTTGGATTGCACGCGATGATTCGATTCGCAATGAGCATGGCTTCAGCCGTGTCATCGCCCGTGCTGACTACAAAGCTGATCTGGTCAACAAGCTCAACCTCATCTACATCACTGAGGGCATCACTCAAGCATAGTCGAAACCCGCTCTTGCGGGTCTGCCGGATACCGATCCTACCGGCACTGATGAGACAGGATCACTTAGTCAATTGAGGAGACTATCATGGCTACTAAAATCAACTTCACTCTTACTTCTGGCGCCACTATTGAAAAGCTCGATGGTGATGTTTCGGGCTTGAAAAATCGCGGCAAAGAAGTCCGCGAGGTGATGGAAGGCAAGAAGGTTGAGGTGTACACACACATCTTGACTGACCTTGCTCTCTCTGGCGTCAAGCTCACAACCCGTGGCAAGAAGCAGGGCCTGCCTGTGACTGTCATGACTGCACTGCGCGATCAGCTCTCTGAGGCCGGTGTGTCGTCTGCTTCGGTCAAGCGCTACGCAGAGAACACCAACGGGCTCTTGCGGGTCATGCCTGAGTTGCTGACTGTCAGCGCTCAGGACCACGATGGTGCTTTCGGTCAGGTTGCTGTCGCTCTGCACCGTGAAGGTCTGGACACTGAGTCCAAGATCAAAGGCAAGTTCAAGGCGCCAGTCGATGATGTCCTGAACCTCGCCAAGAAGTTTGTGGAGCTCGACGCTGATGATCGTGTCCGGTTCGAGGAACTGGTTCGCGAGCTTGATGAAGCCAAGCAGGCAGAGGAGGCCGCACAGGCTCAGGCTGACGCCAACGCTGATGCGATCTCTGACACGCTTGCGGCACTCGAGGAGGCGGCGGCTTGATGCCGCTTCCCCCTTGTGGGTCTGCACCTGATGCCGGTGCACTGATGATGGCCATGGCAGGCCGAAACCCAACTGAGGAAATCGCCTATGAACATTGATCAACTTTTCAATGATGTCCCTGCGTTTGCAAACTTGCGCGACTCCAATCGTCCTGTATGGGAGTGGTTGAAGGTGCAGGAGAAAAACGACTTCAGGTTCTCTCTGAGACACAATCTCAACAAGTTTGGCTCGCTCACCGATGGTCAGATCTCAGCAGTCGAGAAGATCATCAAGGGATCGCAAGCTGACGCCTCTGTCGGCAATGCCTTTGCCCCTCTGTTCAAAGTGTTCGAGACAGCCAAGTCCAATGGACTGAAGCGCCCGATCATTCGAGCAGGTGCGGTCAAGGTTTATCCTGCCGGTGAGAGCTCACACAATGCAGGGTTCCTGTACGTCAAGGATCGCGATGGCGAATACCTTGGCAAGGTCTCACCAACTGGGGACTTCTTTCGAGGCAAGGGTGTTCGGGACGACATGATCGATCCTGTGTACCATCTTGCTGAGGATCCATTGGGCACTGCTGTGCGGTACGGGCGTGATACAGGAGACTGTGCATGCTGTGGCCGCGAGCTCACTGACCCTGAGTCAGTCGAGCTAGGCATTGGTCCTGTCTGTAAAAAGAACTTTGGTTTATAGTCACCTGCCCATGTGCCTGATTGTTTCGGGCACATGATCGGTCTGACTGACCGGAATGTGCATTTGCACTTTTTTCATTTGTCTGAGGAGACACATCATGAATCTATCTACTGCACGCGAGATCGTTCTCGCATCGATTAAGTCTAATCAAGCCATCGCGGCTAAAGGCGCTCGCTCTAGCCAGTACGTCACTCCAATGCTTTGGGGTGTTGCAGGTACAGGTAAAACATCAGCGGTTGAGCAAATTGCTGAGCACCTCGACATGGAGTGTCGCGTAGTGATCTTTGCTCAATATGACGCCGGTGAGCTTGCAGGCTTCCCTATCTTGAAGGACGGTAAAATGTTTCGGGCTCGCCCCGCATACCTTCCACTAGAAGGCGAGGGCATTCTCTTCTGTGATGAGCTACCACAGGCCCCAGTGGCCAATCAAAACGTGGCCGCTCAACTTGTGAATGAGCGCCGCATTGGCGAGCATAAGTTGGGTGATGGATGGTCCATTGTCTGTGCCGGTAATGACCTGTCACACCGTGCAGGCACTAACGCCATGCCCACTCATCTCAAGGACCGCCTACTGCACCTCGAGATCGAGCCCAACCTCGATGACGCTTTGCACTACATGAATGCCCATGGTGTGCGTCCAGAGGTCACAGGCTTCCTGCGCTTCAAGCCGGATCAGCTCTCCAAGTTCGACAAGGACGCCAAGGCCTGCCCATCACCACGGTCATGGGAGAAGGTGTCAGGCATCCTCAACTGGGGTCTTGATGAAGGCGCTGAGATGGAGGCGATCATGGGTCAGGTTGGCCTAGGTGCGGCTTCCGACTTCAAGGCTTTCCTGTCTGTGTATCGCGAGCTTCCTGATCCTGAGCTTCCACTCAAGGATCCAGTCAATGCTCCAATCCCTCAGGACCCTTCGGTCATGTATGCCGTGTGCGCAGGTATCGCATACCGTGTGAACAAGACCAACTCAGCCAACTTCATGGCGTACCTCAAGCGGATCCCTCAGCAGGAGTTCAGCGCGTTCGCTGTCAAGTCTGCGATGTCCCGCTACGAGGGTCTCAAGAAGGAGCCTGCGTTGCGTGACTGGATTCTCTCTGGCGGTGCGGAGTTGGTTCTGTGAGTTCGCATCAACAGTTTGAGCTAGAAGGCAACCTGATCTTCCTCACTGACATTGAAGTCATTGAGGCCGGTCATGTTGTCTGTCACAGTCGTGATCTATGGTGCGAGGCAGTTGACCGTGATACAGCGCGGTACATCTGCTTTGCGTTAAACAAAGTCGGAGTTTCGGAGGTGCTTCATGGAGGCAACCAAAACAATCGCGAGAGCTAAGACGCACCTGATGTTGCGTCAGCCTTTCTTTGGCTCACTTGCCATGTCCTTGCCTTTCATCGAGGACAGTGAGATCCCAACCATGTGCACTGATGGCAAGTCAGTGCGCTTCAATCCAGAGTTCGTTGATCAGTACACCATCGAGGAGATCGAGGGTGTCATCGCACATGAAGTCATGCACGTTGCACTACAGCATCCTCTGCGTATTGGTGAGCGTGATCACAAGGTCTGGAATATGGCCACTGACTATGCGATCAACCAGATCGTCATTGATTCGGGCTTGCAACTTCCTGAGAAGCGCCTGCTCGATGGGCAGTTCAGAGGCATGTCTGCTGAGGCAATCTACCCTCGCCTGCTTCAGGATACTCCTGAGCCAGAAGATGGTTGGGGCTTCGGCGAGATCGTCACCCCTGCCAACGATGATGGCACAAGCATGTCTGAGGCCGACATAGAGGCTCTCTCAGCGGACATCGGGGTCAAGGTGTTACAGGCACACGCCACTGCCAAGATGCAGGGCAAACTGCCTGCCGGTGTGGACGGTTTGATCGAGGAGATCTCCAAGCCCAAGGTTGACTGGCGCGACAAGCTCCGGACATTCATTGGCGGTGATCAGCCAGACGACTACACATGGCGCCGTCCTAATCGTAAGTTCTACGGGACCTATGGCATCTACATGCCTTCTGTGGATCACTACGGTGCAGGGCATGTGGTCATTGGTGTGGACACATCTGGTTCGGTCTCCGATGCTGAGCTCTCTCAGTTCCTTGGTGAGATCAACGCTGTCGCTGAGGACATGCAACCCAAGTCGGTCACGGTCATCGGCTGTGACTCTTCCATTCAGTCTGTGACTGAGTATGGGCAAGGGGAGTCCATCGAGACACTCAACTCTACTGGACGGGGCGGCACTGCTGTGTCACCTGTGTTTGATCTAGTCGAGGAGCGTGGACTCGAGTGTGACTCATTCATTTACTTCACTGACCTGCATGTCTGGGACTTCCCTGACACTGCACCTGAGTATCCGGTGCTGTGGGTTTCAACTGACGCTGATGAAGCGCCATTCGGTGATGTCGTTCGGGCCCAAGTGGCCTGAACGATTTTGTTCAATTGCACTTTTTTGGAGAACAACATGATTGATATTAATGTAGCTTATACATTGGCTCTATCGGAGATCGATGCAGTGATGGAAAAACATTTCCCTGAGCGTGAGTGGAACGTCGAGTGGCGCTCTGTGCTTGGTCAAGACTATTGTGAGAATCCAATCTGGAGCCTGACTTTCTACGTCGAAACACAGGACTCTCGAAAGGAAATGGAGGATGAAGATGACTGACATTCATGACACTGCTATCAAGCAGGCAATACGGGTGCTTGTAGATCACTGTGTGATTCGGGCTGAGGATATCGAGTATCGTGCGAACAATCACATCGCAGATCCAGACACGTTGGCTGAGATGCACAGCGATGTCGCGGAGATCAAGAATGCTGTGAAGTTCCTCAAGGATTCAGCGATGGTTGGAGATCGGTCTCCGCATATTGCTGACTCATTCATCGAACATATCAGGAATAAGCTATGAACGATCCTGTTCTACAGCTTTTCCTCTTTGCCACGTTCTTTGTTTCGGGCGTGGCATCGATGTTCCTTGGCGCATTTTTTAAATGGGCTTTCACCAAGCTAGTGAGGAAGAAAGATGAATTACTTTAAGGACCACTATTACGGAGGCTTTGGCCATGATGAATACGAACTCTATCGGGACACTGATGAGTTTCGATCATGGACATGCGGTGACATGGACATCCCTGATGTCGTGATGTTTCGCACTGCTTTTTCTGAGGTCAGCGAGGCTTCTGAATTGCTCAAAGAAATCCTTGAGGAGGCAGGGATAGACTGGCACAGACGGGACGATTTCGTTGGCATTGGGGGGTGCTCTGTCGATCAACTGTTGTCCATCCTTCGGTTGAATGTTGAGCTTGCTCGAAAGCTCAACACAGCAGTCTCTGCTCTCGATACAGTCAATGATCAAGTCGTCACTGCACAGGAGCAGGCTTACAAAGTAGAGCGCACCATTAGTGAACTGGAGAAGTGACATGTACACAACAGAAACGACAGCCCTCGCTTTGATGTGGGCTGTGCCTATCTTGGTCATCGCCTATATCCTTTGGGGCGATGAGGACAAATGGAAATTCTAATACTGGAGAATGTTATGAAAGCATCAGATTATCGCGCACTGGTTCATGCCAAGGAGCGCGTTCAGGAATTGTATGAGGGGCTTCAGGCGCCTTACTCTGTCAGGAAGAAGTACTCAGATCCAGAGAACTCCCATTCAAGTGACGCTGTTGAGTGGGGGTTACTGCTTGAGAGAGAGTATGGCTCCTATGCCAGTACACTAAGCAACGACATCAAGAAGTGGATCGATATCATCAAAGAGATTCGGACCAGTTCACGGTCAGTCGAGTCATCCGGATTCGACAAGAAGGTCCGCAAGGCGATCAGTCGTTGCCGGTCAGTGCTGAGTGAGGTCTTGTATGGTCAGGAGGGCAGGACCTACGACTGGCACTATGATGTCAACTTCATCTCTTTTGATGGAGATTCTGTAAAGCGTCCGGATGTAATCTACCTAGGCAAAGCGTATAGCGGCTCACACAAGTGTCGCATGTTGGTCTCACCTTCATGGCTGAGCCGTGTTGGCCTCAACCGTGGGTGCCTGACCATCGGTGGCAAGAAGGCATTCATGTACGACTCAGAAAAGTTCCGCAACCCAGTGATGAATGATCAGGGTGTGATCTGCTACAAGGCGAGCATGTTCGGGATCATGGGTGACACTGTGTTCAAGCACAACCTCAATCGTCTTGATGAGGAGCTTCAGGATGCTTGCGCTTCAGACCGTGGCTCGATCATGGACCAAATACAGGAGCTCAGGGCGAACTATGAATCGGGGTCTCCGGTGAAATACAGTGTGTACTATCTGGAGTCGCATCGATTAAAGAACAGTGACGGCCTTCCGGTCTCTGCTGTCGGGCTTACCATGGATAAAGCCAAGGCACTGATGGATCGCCGTATCAAGGCTGAGTCGCTCAAGGCTCTAGGATTATAGGGGAGGTAGGAGTTTCCTCGTGCCCGATGGCAACGGGCTGAAGGACATGGATGTCTTGCCTGATCGCTCCCCTTGAATAAATTGGCGGTCTTTCAAGATCAAGCTGTCCTACCTGTCGGACTAGGGTTTTACATCTTACTGGCGTCCGGCTCATAACACGGTTAATCCATGTAATAGCCTGCCTCCTGCGCTCTGCGTAGGGGGCATTTTTTTTGCCTGTAAAAAAGTGCAACTGAACTTTTACCAGTCCTGATAGAACTGATTCAGGATCTCCACTCCCTTCTTGACCATGGTCATGTCATAGTCTTTCGACTCATCCAATCCCAAGTCCATCATCATGGTGTCGAGCTCGATGCTGTGCTTCTTGAATCGATCTCTGATCTTGCTGAGTTTCTTCCACGCAATTGCTTCGCGCTGAGTGCCTGAGGATGGCATGCCGGTGTAGCTCTTCACCTCGAATGTCTGAGGCGGAAGCGAGAACAACCTCACGTTATGAATATCATGGATGAACTGCTCTAATGTAGCGTGTTCATCCAGATCAATGTCCTGTCTGACAAGCATGCGGTCGATCTCCCACATGGTGTCATTCTTCTTTGGCTCAGAAGGGGACTTCGGCTTCAATGTATTTTTTCTTGCCGCTGAAGTGGGTGCTGAAGTACCGATCATTGTAATCCCTGTACGTTGACGTTGAAGGATCATAGGTGAGCTTACACTCCCCCTGCTTACCTACCCAAGAGAACCGACACTTCCATACATGGATCTCAACGTCTGTGGTTTCATAGTTCGGGCGATGCACGGTAATGCCGCAGTCAGCCTTTGCGAACCAAGCCGCAGATCCAGATATGTCATAACCCTTGGGTACTGGAATTTTACCATTGTCCCGTTGCATCTTGGTGGGGTGTGCCACAAACCAGATGTGAACATCATAGCTGGGCGCGAAAGCACACACTCGAGTCAGCATCTCACTGATCCAGTCAGTCTCTGACATGTTGTGGTCGCGAGCGATGTAGTTATATGGATCAATGACCGCACCTCTGATGCCATGACGCATCACCGCAATCTTCAGCCGCTCAAGAATGTCATCCAGTGATGCAAGCTTCCCGTCCTTGTATGAAAGAAACGTGAAGTGCTCATCGATAAATGCAAGAGACTCATCCAGTTCCTCTTCACTCATTCTTTGTGTTGGCCCCTCAAAGAAAGGCTTCTCTCTGTGCTTGGCTAACAGCTTGGCGATGTGGAGCTTTGGCTCGTTCTCGAAACTACAGATCGCAAACTTCACCCCAAACTGCTTCGCTTGATTGACCATGATCTGATCAACGAACTCTGACTTACCTGAGCTAGGCACTCCTGTCACCACAGTAAGCTGTCCTGCTACCACAGTGTAATACTCATCCAGACCAACGTATCCTGTTGTAGCTCCGCCTCCGAAACCATTTAGATAAATACTGCGAACCTCATCAGCAAAGTGGTCTGCATCATAGATGCCAACGATAGGCCATGGTTTACAGTTGACAACCAAGTCAGCCAGAACGTCCCCTCCATGCTCGCAGAGCACATCGTTTGCGTCCTTGCATCCTTGTGGCCATTCAACTTTCCAACACCGGTCTCTGCCAATGCGACGAGCGAGCTCTTCGGCCATGGTCTGGCCTGCTTTGTCTGCGTCTGTTGCGATGACAATCTTTGATGCCGCATCAAGTAGATCCTTGGAGTCCCACAGGAACGAGAACGACTTGTCTTCCCTTGGGTCGATTGATCCATCAGAAAGCTTGGCCACTGCACCGTTGGGCACACTGACAACAGATGTCATTCCGGCTTCGATCAAAGACAGCGCGTCCATCTCACCTTCGCAGATGATCAGGATGTCGTTCTCTTCGATGCTGTCCACGTTAAAGAATGTACGCAACGGACTGGTGCAGGAGAAACCTTTGGTCGAGAGGGAGCGGATCTTCGCCCCCTTCTCTTTGCCGCTCTCATGGTATGGGAAACCAATGCATGGAACCTTCGCTCCCTCTGCGTTGATCCAGTGAGTGGTGGAGAATACTTTGACTGCGTTTGCAGTGCTCTGAGAGATGCCTCGCGCATCTAGCCAGTCGAGCGCGTCCTCTGTCAGAGGGAGGTGATCAACTTTTCTTACTTTGGCTTCTTCGAAATTGTGCATTTGAACCATTTGGTGACGCTCCCTGAATGGAATGATGCCGTCCATCTGGCAATGGTGGCACTTGTATACCATCTTGTCGGGTGCAACCTGTACAGACAGGCATGGATCGGACTTCTTACTTCTTTCCCCTGAACAGCTAGGGCATTTCTTTTTGTACTGCCCAATAGGCAGATCACGGGCGTATTGAGCCAGTGCTTCTTCGGTAGTCATGCAACCTCCCAGTTACAGTTGTTCTATTTCGTCCACTAATTTCTTGCAGATTACTTGAGCCCTGACGGGCGTTTCGTTAAGTACCTGCGCGAACAATCTTCTTATTGTGATCGGGTGGAGACTGGCCATCCCACAGACAGTCTCAAAGTCTTCAGTCAAAAGCCATCGTGCAACAGGCACACGATTGTACCGCTTCTCACTTGCGGCATCATACAATGCTTGGGATATCACCGCTCTCCAAAGCCTCAATGCGGATGTGTGATCTTGGATTATCTCTGTCGAGGTGCCAGTAAACATGTTTTACTTTGACTTGCCTGTCATTTTTGTAGATCTTTCCTTGCATCTCATCCAATATAACCGACTCATCTAGATCCGGTCTGCGGCTTGCGTAATACACATGCAAGTGTACTACTAAATCATCTTCAATCAAATCATCCAGTTGAGGACATTGTTTAGCAAAGGTCTTGCAGTAGTCAAGAGCCTTCTGCGATTTGATAAGACGAGGTCTCCCTTTAATACTTACCATTCTACGCGAGTTTGCTTTACTAGCAGGTTCGCCGATGATCCAGAAAGACAAGGGTAATTTTTTTTGTTCAAGGGGTTGCATAGTTGTTCATACCTGTTAATATGTGTCATGGTTGTAAACCACGGGAGACATTATGATTATCACAAATAACCACGCTGTGCCAGAACAGTTCATTCGCTGTGCAAAGAGTGACAAGTATTCGAAAGGCAAGGCTGACATCAGTGTCACCACGCTGATTGACTCTCCTCGCATATCGATGCTGAGGAGTCTGCACGCCGATCAATTGCAGATGGATGTTACCGACATGACCTACTCCCTTCTTGGGACTGCATGTCATCATATCCTTGAGCAATCTGAGCCTTTGCCTGATGAGGTCTATGAAGAGCGTCTCTTTACTGAGATGTTCGGGTGGACTCTTTCGGGCGCCATCGATGTGCAGAAGTACGAGCCCGATGGCTCAATCACCATCATGGATTACAAGGTCTGTTCTTCTTGGGCTGTCATGAACGACAAGCCTGAGTGGGAAAGACAACTGAATTGCTATGCATACCTTGTACAGAAGAACAAGGATATGCCTGTCAACGATCTTCGCATTGTCGCCATTGTCAGAGACTGGTCTCGGCGGCAAGCAAAGGTTTCTGCTGGCTACCCCCAAGCCAATATCCAAGTCATTGATGTTCCTTCATGGACGTTTGAGGAGCGTCAGGACTACATTGGCAAGCGCATCACTGCGCATCAAGGGTGTCAGCAGAATTTTGACTTCACTGATCCGCTCCCTCTCTGTACGGATGCAGAGCGTTGGGCTAAGCCTACACGTTGGGCGGTCATGAAGAAGGGCCGCAAGTCTGCGGTGAAGCTGTTTGATTCAGAGCGTGAAGCAGAGCTCTTTATCAACAACCAAAAAGGTGCAGATGCACTTTATATCGAGTGTCGCTTAGGAGAATACACACGTTGCGGTGAGAACTTCTGTGGTGTCGCTCAGTTCTGTGATCAGCATAAGGAGACGAGAAATGTCTGATGCAATGAAGAAGCTCATCAGTGATGAGTTAAGGGGGGTTGATGAACTACTTAACATCCACTCTTACCATAAACAAGTGCTAACCGATCTTCTAAGAAAGATGGACGCGGAAACCGGCAAGCTTGGTCGGCATATTAATACACTCCCTATCACACAGAGGTCTATAAACTGCCTCATGGCGGAGGGTGTTTACACAGTGGAGGAGCTGACCCGATTGACGCACATTGGGCTGATGAAACTTCCAAATCTCGGGAAGAAAAGCTTGCTAGAAATAGAGGATGCCCTTGCAAAGGAGGGTCTGTCACTGAATAGTGATCGGATTGTGGAGCCGCGATTGGAGACTCCAAAGCAGGAGTGCCTTCCTGATGTTGACTGGTTAAAGCCAGTCGAGGTTGTCAACAAGGCGATAAATAAAACTGATGAATCCAATCCTGATCTAGATTTTGTGATCAGCAGGCAAATAGAGCCACGCAAGCATGGCCCAAGAATATCCGAAGAGCGGGTGATTCAGGTGGCCAAGATCGTTGCTAGCCGTATCAGGAAAAGTGGTGGGCTGAAGTACAGACACATACGAGACATGGCTAAGACTGGAGAGATCTCAGATTACGAGATGACTAGACTGCCTTACAGGATTCAGCCTAGGAAGATGGGTGCAGAGCTATACAAGTTTATTTTCGAAGGAACAAAGTATGCCAACAAAATCTAAGTCAGTCTGGGAGACGCTGTCTGTCATTGACTGTAACGCCCACACAGAGGTCAAGAACGGGTTCACATACCTGTCTTGGGCTTGGGCTTGGAAGACTCTCAAGGAGCTGTATCCACAAGCTCGCTTTGAGAAGTTGGGCTCCTCAAAGATGAGCGATGGCTCAGAGATGGTTGGTGTTCGGGTCTGGATTGAATCTGATTCGGGCACTGTCCTTGAGGATGTCACTGAGATGCTTCCGGTTCTTGATTTCAAGAACAAGCCGGTCCATAACCCTGACTGCTTTGCAGTGAACTCCGCCTATCAACGGTGTCTTGTCAAGTGCCTAGCCTATATGGGATTAGGTATGTACATATACCAAGGCGAGACCATGAATCCTGATGCACCTGTGTCTTACTCGGTGCAGGATACCGAAGGTAACAAGGAGCAGGTCACTGACTTGACTGCTGTTGCCGAAATCATTCTTACCTTTATTCAAGGTAATGATAAAACGCTCGACAGCTTACGCCAGTATTGGGCGATCAATAAGCAACCAATCGAGCACCTCGAGAACCTCGATCCCGACAACTACAAGCGGGTATACGAAGCGTTCACAGCTAAAGCCAACGAACTCAAGGAGACGAAGTAATGGCTTACGATAAACCACGCGGCGCGTTGTTCACGAACAATCGCAAAGAGAAAGAGACTCATCCAGATCTACGGGGTGAGTTGGAGCTAACTCCTGAACTGCTCAGCTTGATGCAGAGTCAAGTTAATTCGGGCCAACAGTTCGGCAAGGTCGAGTTAGTGGCTTGGACAAAGCACAGCGATAAGGCAGGGAAGTATCTGTCTATCCAAGCGAACAAGCCTTATGTCAAGCCAGAAGATGCAAGTGCACCATCTGCTCCGGCAGGGCAGTCTTTCACACCGGCTCCGCCGACTGATGACAAGATTCCGTTCTAAAGCGTACCTTAAAACCCTGCGAGGCAGACCTTGCCTCGTATGTGGGTTTGAATCAGAGGCACATCATCTTACATTCGCTGAGCCTAATGCGATGGGAATGAAGGTTGGAGACAACTGGTGTGTGCCTCTTTGTCACACTCACCACATGGAGCTTCACGCATTCGGCGATGAGCGATTATGGTGGGCACTGCAAGGGATTGAACCAATACCCATTGCAGAGAAATTATTTGAGGAGCATAACTCATGACTGGTTTTACACTGAATGAAGAGTTTGATGGTAGCGTTGTCGAGTACGACATTCACAAGAACGGTAAGCACTCCGGAGCTGTGACTGTCTACATCAACGGTGACCCTGTCATCGAAGAGCTTAACTTCACAACTGCACAAGAGTTGTCCTCTGCTTTGCAGAGAGCGCAGATCGCAGTGCTAGCACGATCAAACAGGGAGGCGATCATCAAAAGCTCGATGGAATCTGAGCCATCACAGCACTTCATTAAGTACGCTGTTGATCACCTACGCCGTTTATCTGCGGGGATGAAGTGATGTCTGGAAACCATAAATACATCGTGACCTATACCGTTGACTTCACTCGCGCTAAGGCTGTGAGTGCTAAGAATCAAGAGGACGCGATCAGAAAGGTCGAAGAACAGGAGCGTAACTTTCAGGAGACTCTGAAGCGTTCTGGGTACATCATCGGTGACATTGACATCATTGATGCAAGTCGGGATGGCGAGGTGTCTTCACGGTGGTAGACGCTGTCCATTTCGAGGGAGTGAAGATCTCTATGACTCAGTCATCGGATGGCATCGTGCTCAAGCTCGCTGTTCATCCAGATGATTGCCCCGCCAGTCTCATGACTGACTGGGTCGGCTCTCGATACATGGTCGCTATGGCTAAGATTGATGAGTACGAAAGGGTCGAATCCAACAAGGAGGAGATCGACAGACTGAAGGCTTCCTGTGGGGCGCTGTGTCGTAACGTAAAGTTTCAGACATGGTTGCTCCGTGGGACAGAGCTTGAGGTCAATGAAGAGAATGCGGTTGATGTGTTGAAGGGGCAGTTGGGAATTAACTCGCGCTCTGAGTTTGACACAAACAAGTACGCCAGAGCCGCATTCAATGACATGAGAGAGGAGTTTCAAGTATGGCTGAAAAACTCGGCACGCTAGAGAAGATTGCTGGGGAGGAAGTCATGACTGCAAAGCAAGTGTGTGTGTTCCTGAATATCAGTAGGACCACGTTACACAACAAGCTCAAGGGAGACGAATCGTTTCCCAAGGCAGTTGCGATTACCCCCGGAAAACAGCGATGGAAAGTGCGTGACATCGAAGGGTGGTTAAACGAAAAGATGGGGGTAAGTAGTCAGTGACAAGTCTGCTTGCAAAGGCAGACAAGGTGATCAATGGGGCCCGTCAAAGTCAGTACGGAACCCCCATTGATAATCACCGACGGATTGCCGCTGTTTGGGAGGCGATCACCGGTCGTGAGTACACGCCGCAGGAGGTCGCCGCAATGATGATTGGGCTGAAGCTAGCCCGCCTCGCAAACCGAATGGACCATGAAGATACATGGATGGACATTGCAGGGTACGCCGCACTTGGATGGGAGATGACTAATGATAGTGACACTAAGTAGACGGGACATGCATGCTTCTTTAATGATGGGTAACGACACTGTCGCTATCTGTCGTGCTCTTGGATTCACTCCAAGGGAGGAGGTCATGGGTGGGCTAACTAGAGAAGAGCAGAATGTGATTGGCTTTAAGACAGAATTCGCAGTGGCTCGGGCTTTTGGCCTTCACACTCCAGTGATGTCAATCATATCTGACTACGGAGTTGATCTCTGGTGGAACGATATCTCTGTCGATGTGAAGTCAACAACAACTGGGTATCTGATATTCGATATTCCGGAGCAGTTCAGGGCTGACGTTGCGATACTGACATCGCTTGTTGAGAACGACAGGGTAGAGATAGTCGGGTGGATCAGTAGAGACCAGTTCTTGGCTGAGCACGAGATCAAGGACTTTAAATACGGACCACGTTGCGTCATGCACAAAGACAAGCTACAACCTATCAGTGATATCAAGGCTCAGCTTGGCTTTCCAAAAAGTGCAATTGAACTTAATCAAAGTATCCGGACTGCTTAGCTGTCTTCACAACCTTGCGAGTCAGCTCAACCTTTAACTTCCTAAGACGCAAGAGCTCTTCCTTCTTCTGGGAGGAGCTCATGTTCGGATCTCTCCGGATAACATCCATCGCCTTGTTCACATCAGTAAGCTGTCGAGATACCCCATTGAAGTAGGTCCTAAAGCCCACTGCTTTGCCTTTCTCTCCAAGCAGTTTGTCAATCTCTGCTCGATTACCATCTGTTGCGGCGTCTCTAATTGCAGTGTATGTCTGATCTACATCGCGCTTCAGCGCATAGAAATCTGACACAAAGCGTGATGCTCCAGTGCCATCCTCACGAATGAACCGGTTAAGCCCAGCGATATTCGTTAGCGAATCAGCAAACGCATTACCAAACACCCCATCAGGCTTCTCGGGTATGGCGCCAGTTGCACTTGCAATCACATCAGTTGTAGCAATTAGGCTACTACCAATTGTTCCTGTGTATCCCTCAAATAACTGCTGTATCTGCACAGGTGACAGTCCAATCATCGCCCCGCCATTGCGCGACAGCCACTTGTATATCTCAGGGGTTGAGCTGTAGGCACGCATCTCTTCAGGCAACCTCTGCAAAGAGATGCCCTCGATGGGGGCTCCTCTAAATGTGTCGTAGTTTCCTATCACCTCGAATACTGGCAGAAGACCTTGCGGCACAGGGTTGAATGCGAATGTGCTCAACACGATATGCCCTGCCGCAGTTGCAAAGTCAGATCCATCCTGTTGTCGAATCGCATCAACAGCCATGACTGGGATAGTGCCAAAGATCGCACCGATCTCAAACGCCTTAGGAATACGGAGCTTGTAGTCACCAATATAGATGATGTCGTTAGTCACCTTCTCAACGACTGTCTCGTTTTCCCAACGATCTTCGTCTTGCATTGCAAGGAGTGCCATGGCCATTGATCCTGCGGTGACAAGTAGACCGCGCCCTGCCATCTCGACAAGAGCCTGCTGTCTCACCGATCCCGGCATGTTAGGATCTTCCGCCATCTTGTATAGGCCTTGGATTCGGGCATTCAAGAACGGCACTGTCGGGATTAAGAAGTTAACAAGTGCAGACATTACGTTACTGCCGCCCGCGCCACGGCGTCCAAAGTTAATAAGGTTGAGCCCTTGGAAAATGGCTTCTTTCTCACTCATGCCGTTTTCCATCATCTTCCGCATGATGACAATACGTTCCGCCATCTCAGATGCTTCACCGGTCTTCTCGAGAGCTTGCACACCCTGCATGAATCGGTCGCCGATCTGTTGCATGACTGGTCCGCCACCATCTTTCAGGCGGTAACCACGCTTAATATTCTTAGCAAGTGATTCGGAGTCTGCACCGTACAAGAATCCGCCCATTCCAGAAACCAACTTAAACCGCTCTACGTCCTTGTCGCCTGCGTACACATCACGGATCGCTTTGATCGTCCTGTCAAAACGATGCGGCTCAATGCCTGTCTTCACATACGCATCGATCTTGCCTCGCCATAAGTTGGCTAACTGAAAGCCGGGACTGAGTGTGACGCCTGAGCGTAAGACTCCTGCAACTATCTCTAGCCCTTTTATCCAACCCTCTTTTTGTTTCTGGGTCAAACCTGAGACAGCGGACCATAGTGCGGGATCGTCGATCTTGTACCGAACCTTCTCGCCGTTCTTATAGAACGTGATCATCTGGCCAGTCTCACCTTCGACTGCCTTACGTCCCCAAGTCTTGGGTCCACCCATCTTCTCTGCTTGATCAAGAGCGTCAGCAGTCTTCTGCATCGCGTGGTTCTTTAGTGCGGCAGAGACAATCAGTGATGCGTTGCGCGTGATGTTCTCATACATGTCACCAAGCTTAATGGTTCCGCCTTCGAGTTCTTTCTCGAACACGTTCGGATCTTTCAGTGACGCATGAGCCTTAGCCGCCATTGCTTTAGAGAACTCTGATACACCCTCTGGTGCCTCGGCGTAACGGTAGTAAGGGACGTAATCCATATCCATGAATACATCGCCCTGCTCTCTAGTGATGAGGCCTGCGTCGATACCCATCTGAACCATGCGTTGGTTGAAGCGGGTGTAGTTGTCATGGACATCTTTGAAGAACGGATACTTGCGCTCGAACTCTGCGACAGCACGCATTGCGTCTTGGGTCGATAGGTTTTTGAACCCCTTGCGTCCTTGCTGTGCAAGCTTGATCTCACGGCGAGTGATTGCGTAGGCATAGTACTCTTTCTCGTACTGCTCACCGATTGGCTCAAAGATCTGACGCAGTCCCATGTTGTCCGGAGCATCAATGACAGAGATAGTACCTGTGTCCTTGTCGAACTGCATGGCACCCAACTCTGACAGACCCCAGATTCTACCGGTCATGTTCTGAGAAAGCTCCATGGCTCGTCCCACACTGTTCGCAGGATCTGAGATCTCTCCGTTGACATAGTTGTCTAACATGTACCCCGGAATAAATCTGTTGATTGCGTTCCGTGTAAATGCTTCCCACCGTGTTTCGCCCTCGACTCTACCAAGTACCCAGCGGTCCCACATCTTGCCGATTGGGTTTGTATCTGGCTCGGTCTGGATCAGTCGATCAACAACCTCTTCAAGGTTAAACCCAGAAGGTGCAGTTGCACTAAATCTCTTGGAGTACTTGCTTGCCGCTTCGTCCTGCTTAGCTACAGCTTCTGCATAACTCAGCGCGTACTCACCTTGGTTAGGCTTGTACTCTGTGGCGATTGGATTGTACGCCATGAAAACAACGTCTGGTTCACCGTTGTTGTACTTGCTAAACAGTCCTTTATCCCAGTTGTCTGGTGCCTGCTTCTCGTCCCAGACCAATCTAGTGATTGGTTTGAACCCATTGTTGGCATAGAAGTACGGGAGAACTGTATCAAATGCATCAAGCTTTCGCCCACCTTGCTCGATGGCCAATCGCAAAAATCCATTAGAGACATTCTTTAAGCCATTGCCCGGAGTGTTGAACACGCTGACAATGTCATTTCCTTTTAACGCGAAACCAGCAGTGCCATCAGCGACAGTGAATAAACGCATGTCGCTGTAGCCTGTTTCTTTTTCTGTTGTCTGTACTGGGTACACATAGACAGCGGCGCCAAACGGATTAGCTTCGCTTGCCGCTCTGATTGCTGTTTCAAATTCTTGAGCCGCCTGAGGAGACTGAGCTAGCTCATATACTGTGGGAGTGGAGATGTTCCCTTCTGCATAAGTGGGGATGTATTCATTACTAACATCAAATGAGCGAACTACATCGAGTCCTCGTACAGTAGTGCCTCCTCCTGTGACATTCCAAACTTGTCCATTAACTCCTGCACGGTTGGCGATAAGCCTTGCTGACTGTCCTGCTGTGTACCTCTTGGAGTAGCGAGTGGCTCCAGTGATAGGATCAACGCTTCCAACTTGTCCTTCGGCACCTGATCTATCATACCCTCGTCTGACATCTGAATCGGCGCGTGCTTCTTCGACTTTTGCATCTGGTATTCCTCTTTGCTTTGCGGCAAAGATTGCCGCATCAACGTAATCATTATCTTCGCCACGGCCCGGCTTCACACCAAGTGCCCTGAACAAACGCTTCTCAGGGTACCACAGCAGGGCTTGGAAGTCTGCTGTATTTATATCCAGTCCTTGCTCTGACAGTAACTGCTTGGCTCGGTCCACAGTTTCAATCATGAACTGCTTCTCTCTGCCATTGCGAGGAGCCGCTACAGGGATGTCACCAAGAGATTCGGCGTGGCGCTGTGCAACATTAAAGAAGCTTGGCTTCTCTGGGTTGACACCGTTCTGCTTCTTGTAGTTTGCAAAGTACCGCTCCCATCGTTTTGCGATGGCGGTTGCCAGCTCGTCAACTTTTGTATTCGAACGAACCTGTCCTGCCTTGGCACCGATTAAGTCAAGTGCCTCATTGATTACTTGGCGTTCGACTTCGCTCGTTGGATTCCTGATCTCCTGACGGATTGCATCTCTGCGCTCTGCCATCTTGGCTTTGCTTGGCTTCGCCTTGAACGGATCATTGGTCATTCGGTTCCACATCCGCATCCACCACAGGTCTGCGGTCAGTGGCTCAAAGTTTCCACGAATGTTCTGATAGAATCCTTGTCCTATTTTGGGACCTAGTAAACGGCTACCGTATACCTTGGCACCAACAAGGTCGCCGGAAGGCACGGCAATCTTAGTGCCGAATGTTTTGTTGAACTCTTTGACTCGGTCGCGCAGTTCCTTGAAGTCGAACTCTGCGTCCATGAACTCTGACAAAGAAAGTTCAACTGCACCTTCTTCATACAGTCTGTTATACGTGTTAAAGAATGACCATGCGTTTCGCATGGCACCAGCTCGTTCACCACCGGCCTTCCACTCATTCTCTGGGAACCTGCCAGTTCGGAGATAGTAATCAAATGCATCAAGTGCCAGAGGGAAGTTGTCAATAACCGCTTGGCCGTTTGATGTCACCGCTAGTGCGTAATCGAATGCGGCTTCGTGCTCTGCTGTATCAAATGCTCGTGGCTCAATGACAGCGAGGATGCGCTTGGCTTCACTGATCTTTTCATCGTACCAACCGATAGCGTTGTTGTCGTACTCCAAAGCCTTGAGTGCTTCGGTCGCCATCTTGCGAGCAATGATCTCTTTGTTCTCTTCGTTGTACTCAAGAGGCTCAGTGTTACCTGTGACAGCAACGTACCGCTCGTACATCTCACGGATCGCTTCGTCAACTGTCTTGGACCCCGGCTTTCTTTCGCTGACATTGCTCGTTCCCGGATAGATGGGAACGATTGTCTCGCCAAGGTCAATCTCAAACGGGTTTGATTCCGCCTTGACTGGACTGACTCTGCGAGAAAACATTCTTGCGGGGTCTTCGATTGGAGCTGTCCCTGCCTGACCTGCGAACTGTCTGCTTCGCTCTGCGAATGCTGATGGGTCCTGAGACATACGTCGAACATCTTCGACATCAAGGAACTTAGACTGGACGCCTAGGATAGGACGGGTAGCTCGAGCTTCGATCTGCGCTTCGGTCATCCCTTCTCTTGGGTCACCGTAGTAGTCAGCGTAGTAGATATCGCTGTATGGAATGTCATCAACTTGCTTGACGTAGATGTTCTGGGCACTCCAGACAAGATAGGAATCTTCTCCGGTTGATGTCTCACCAAAGTTTTTGTAGATCAGTCCATCGTAACCAAGGCCATCCATGACAAGCCAGATATCAGAAGGCTCGACAATGTCATATGCCATCATTCTGTCTGTGTCTTCACCCTGTCTCTCAAGGTTTCTTTTGTTTCCGGCTTCCATCTCTTTGAGCTTGGCCAGTATCTCTTGATATGCAGGGTCTTCGGTGACCACTCTGCGCAGTGTCTCTGGGTCTGCTCCGTACTGAGTGAATGCGAATGATCCGCGCTCGAGTGCGCTCCTCCATAGGTTGATATCGCCCCAGTTACCTAGATCAAATGGAACCACCAGTGGATTCTCCATTCTGATCTTGGCAGTGATGACTCGCGGGAACATTGGCGTGCCGTCTTCCAACTCTTGCACGATCTGGAAGCGAGCCACCTCATCAAGGCGCTCAATCCCTTGGGTCCTATTGGGACCAAAATGGACCGCACCATCATCTGTCTTGTCCGGGTCTAACGCAGGGAAGCTGGTGAATGTTGCGTGGTACACATCATTCTGGATCGCAGAGTTACCTAACCACTCGTTGAGGCTCAGCTTCTTAGAGAGGCGTTGGGTGCCTTTGGTGTCATCTGGGAATAGTGGATCAGACTTCGGCCCGATCAATGCGTTGAGCTGATCCCTGTACTGGAAGTTGAACGGCACTCCCTTCGGAAGGGTGCGCTCAAACATTGCCTCTTGCTCAGCATTGAGACCCATTCTTCTGCCAAAGTACTGCTGTGTAACAGGTCTGGACTTAACAAAGTCTTCGTAGTCAAACGGCTGATCTGAAGGGATGTCGCCAAATAGACGGGCTGTGTCCCATCTCTTGTACGGCTCCTTGAACTCAACCTGAACGGGGATTGTTGTCGCCCCATCGATTGCGGCTAAAGCAGTCCTGTGTCTACCCTCGTGATTCAATACTTGGACGGCACCAGTCTCTTCGTCAATAGTTAACTCAAGATAAGGGATGCCCATGTAGTTCTGCGAGTCAACCTTCTCCGGATCGAATCTTCTGAAGTATTGATCTGGGATCTCTTGATCCTGACCTACACCCCTGATAACGCCATCTAAGAAGACAGACCTGTCATTGGAAGGCATATCTTCTAGGAACTCTTTCGCTGTTCTCCGCATGTCGGTCTTACTGACTTCGCCCATAGCATATGTCAAGGACATGAAGTCCTCGATAGGCATACGGACAGCGTAACCAACAGTGCCTCTTGGGTATTCCCATCGGTCAATTAACTGCTCTATCTGGCGGTCTGTTGCGTTATAGAATGCAGGGGAGTTTGGAGTGGCTCTTCGAGAGTGCATCTTAGAAGGTGCAACTGCACCTTTTCTGTCTCGGCCTCCGATCTCTCCTGACTGAATGCGACGGAAGATATCATCTGAACTGTTGAACCCGTTGTCACTGAGTGACTTACCAAGGCCCTTGATGAAATTAACAACCCGGTTGAGCAATGACTGTGGCTTGCCACCAATCTTCTTGCGTCCTGCCGCCCAGTCACGGAACAATTCAGCAACGGCTTCTTCTTCCTGAACCACCACAGAGTCGTTCATGTACAGTGCGCGGGCACGCTGGAAGTATGTGAACTTACGTTCCTTACCATTACGATCTACAAACTTCTGCTTCTTCGCGGCATTGACTAGCGTCTGATACTCGGAGTCACTGAATACGCCTGCCATTTTCATGGCGTGAATCATCTCGTGGTTCATCACCTCTTGGAGGCGAGCCTTGAGATCAGCATCTGTCATGCTTGGATCGTAGATCTGTGACGCCAATGAGATTGAGATACGGCCAGAGGCAACCTGATCGGTCACACCTTCGGCCAGTGAATCAGGGGTTGGACGGATGAGTGCCTGCATATTCAGGTCAACATCCTTGAGCCCTAGGCGGTCAAGCTCTTTTCTTAACTGGCCCTGTATAGCACCTACACGCTCGTTGAATAGCTCGATGGTAGGCATAGTGTATGCTTCGGCAATCGCCTTGTCTCGGGCTTTCTGTGCGTTCTCAGCGGCATTTCTCTTCGAGAACAGGCGTAATTGTCCTGTGTCATCAATGTTATTGAGTGCTCGAGACACACCTTCTGGTGTGTAGCCCTGATCTACTAATAACTTCTCAAGTTTTCTACGGGCGTTAGTGGCCGCTCTTGTTCTGCCTGCCTGTGTCTGCTTGGTGTAGTTGTCGAGTAGGCGCTGTGCTTCTACGTCACTGAAAGGATCAACAAGCTCAAGACCTCGACGCAGTCTCAACAAACTCTCGTCTGTTGTGACAGGAGGAGGTGCAACCCCTGTTGTTAATTCTGTGAGGCCCGCTATGCGGTCAATGAGGTTAGCTCGTTGGCTTGGTCTTGGCGGCACTTGGATTGCTCCAGTGCCTCGAGGTAGAGCTCTCGTGCCTTCAATAGTGGGAGTGGGGAGTGCTAATGTCTCTGGAGCCTGAGCGGGCTGAGCAGGAACGAACTCTCCCTCTACTGTAGGGATCTGTTCTGGCGTGGTGTCCATTGTCCGAATTGCTTCGGGGTCTCGAACGGCTTCTCCGTAACGGCCCTGAACTGTGCCTTCGGCATAGATGGTTTCACCGGGAGGAAGTCTGCGTTGTGCTGGAGGGATCTCGTACCCAGACATAAGAGGGGAAACAGGAGCCGCCTCTTCTTCAGCCTGAAGGTTGTCATAGAAACGATTGATAGCCGTCTCAAAGCGACCACGCTCTTCGAGTGCCTTCTGTGCTTGAGTGATCGGTGATCCAGACTTGTCTGACTGTGGTGTTCTGTCTTCTTCGAGGTCTGTGATGCGGGGTGTTTCGGGCAACCCTTTATCACCGGGCATTGCGATGACATCATCTGTCGCCGCCTCTGCACGCTCTTCTGGAATGAACGGAATGCCTAAGCGTTCCTGCGCCTCGAGCTCAAAGTCCTGCTTGGTGAGTAATTTCTGACCACCAAAGCGAGCCGCGATACCTTCCATGTTGGCAGTCTCTGCCATCTCGTCTTGGAGGTGAGCAGTCAGATCATCAGCTACTTCTTTTCTCTGCTTCGCAGGATCTTGTGGGTTAGGGATGCCTGTCGGTGCAGTGATTACACCACCAACCAAGCCACCTGCGACAGCGGCCTCCATGAGCTCCGCTCGAACCTCTGGTCCAAACTCTGCAAGCTTCTCTGGGTTAGCCTGTATGATCTCTAATGCTTGCTGTGCCGCTTCGGTAGGCGCTTCCACTGCCGCACCTGCGACAAACTTACCACCAATGCGTCTGGCCATACCTTGTTGTGCGGCCTTGGCAATCTCTTCTGCACCCTTTTTAGGCCCAAATACACCCAATGTTCTACCAATTGCGGCATCAAGTGCCGCCTGACCAACGCCGAATCCATACGCCTTAGCAACCTGAGCATCTTCAAAGCCAATGCCTTGCTCTTCCATCTGCCGCTCGATGTTCATACCGGCAAAGAACGGAGTGCCTACGCCAGTAGCCGCCGCAACACCTGCTCGAGGTCCACCGAAACGTGTACCAAGTGCACCCGCTCCAAGCTGAGCGATCATCTGTGGGGCTGAGGCAGTGAGTTGTTCTTGGATGTACTCAAGTCCCGAAAGGGGACCTGTGATATCTGTGAAGGAAGGAACGTCTGGAGTGTATTGTCTCTGGACATCTTCGAGGGACTGCATGGCTGATTCGGCCATGCCTTCTGAGCCAAGCGCACCGGCAAGACCCAACTGCAAGCTTGCACCTGCTCGTTGTAACCCTGCGCCAACGTCACTGAAGTCTTCTTGGGACGACAATAAGCCCTCAATCTCATCTGTCTCGAGTTGAGAGAGATCGCCACCTACGCTTGCTAATCTTTGTAACTGATCAGTGCGGAGCCTTGATAAATCAAAAGCCATGAGGCCCCCTTATGCGCTACGTTTTGCTAACTCTGCCTGCAATAGTTGGTTGAGGTCTGCTTGAGGGGCCGCACCTGCCATGCCCATCATCAGTTGGATCCGGGCATCAAGTTGAGATAGTGCCAAACGAACTTGTTCTTTCTGGTCTACTGATAACAATGGATCGGCCATCATTTTACCAAGCTCTGCGCGGTACTTAATCATATCTGGTAGATTGCCACGGCCCTTGATCTTAGCAAGCTCAACCGCCTTCCTGAAGTTAAACGCTTCATCTCCAGCGGATGCTAGATCTCCTAGCCCCGCAAGGCCACCTTTAGCTACAGCAGTGCCGAAGTCTTGATCCGCATTCAGCACTGTTGTTAGGCCCATCTTTGCAAGAGCCATGTTTTTCTTGAATTTCTCTCGCTCTTCAAGCATTTCGGCAAGAGTCTTTTGAGAGCTAGCAATCTGACCTTTTCCAGTCAACTGATCCATAGCCGCCGCACGCTGACCTGCCGCGACATCACCACGGGAATTAACCACCGATTGAGCGAGCTCCGCAAAGCGCTCATCATACGGAGTGATGTCACGCTTCTCAGCTTCAGCAACAAGCAGTTCATATTCTTCTGGAGTTAATCCGAACCGGCCAGCCATTGTGCCGTCGCCAAGCCCATCTCCACCCATCATTGCATAGGCACCCGCACCAATCGGTGTTGCTCCCAACAATGCTTTACCTGTGCCTTTCAGGAAGTTAAGGCCCTTCTGGGTCTTTGTTGGCTCGACATAAGGAACTGGCAACTTGCTTGGATCGATAGGTGCCATCGGCATATTGGTTCCGCCTGACTGTGGGGCCACGCCTGTTCTTCCAACTGTCGCACCTCTACCCATGATTGGTGTGCGTGTCGCACTAGGGACAACTGTCTGTGCACCTCGGCCCATGAACGGCATCAACCGCATCAATCCACCAATGAACATACCTCGCGGCTGAGAAGGTGCATTTGCACTTTGTGCCATCATTGAACCAAGCCCCATCCCCATGGTGAGGTCATCCACCACTGTGGACTGCGGAGCTCGTTCTGCGTAGCGTTGCTTCATCTTGGTTCGGCGATCCAACTCAGATGCAACCAAGAATGTAGGAACAGCGCCGCTTGGGCTCTTGATCTCTTGAGCAAGTTGTTGCTCGCTCATGTTCTTTAAGCTATCTTGAAGTTGAATTATGTTCATCCTAATAAACCTGCGTTATATAGTGATAGTCCAGTCAGGCCATATCCCGCCAACTGCGTCAGTGGGTTAACATCGCCCCCGCGTGTTGTCTGTGTTGTTGGTAACGTGTAACCACGAATCAGGGCGTTAAGCCTCTCCATCTGCTCAATCGGATAATCTTGTTGAGCAAGGAACTCTTCGTAGGCTTGATCTAACTGTAGTTGTTGGCGTGCCTCTTCGGACTTCCCAACGCCCTCAAGCTGAGCAAGACGTTCTATCAATGAAGTCTGTGATCTTTCTCCAAGCCCAGCCAATCCTGCGGCTCCCTCTAACTGTGCGGCAAGAGACTCGGCTCGATACGCTCTATCTTTTGCGAACAAGTCCTGAGCTGATGCATAAGCGTCCTTCCTGCCTGTCGCCTCGATGTCTGCAAGTCTATTAAGAAGGCCTCGCTCTGCTTCAGCTTCCATAATGCCCTGTCTACTACCACCAAAGGCTCCGGCCTCAACCGCCTTCGCCGCTCGTGAAGCGGCTTTTCTTTCATAGTCCTCAAGCGCTCCAGCTTTCTGTCTACCGATAACCTGCTCAAGGAAAGGGTCCATGTAAGCTTCGGCTGTTTCTCCAGTAAAGTAAGTTGGTTCGCCGTACTGGCCAATAATGCCACGGGTTAAATCCATCGATTCGCCAAAGTATGGAGCGCCAACTTCCGCAAGACCTTCTATAGCCTCGTTGACTAATGTTCTTTGTGGCGCTTCTTCGGCCAGCCTGTCGCCTGTGTATTCGACATAAGGCTTGGTTAATTCCTCTTCGCCAGTAGCAAATATGCGCCTCAGATACGGCTCTGCATATTCTGGGAGGTTTTCCTGCACAACTTTCTGTGTTCCGCCGCCTTTACTCATCACCTAACTCCAGTTCATAAGATACATAGTCGGGCTTCCACCCGTAACGGGAAAGGACTCTTTTCCACCCTGCGCGACCCCTTCCTTCTAACCGAGTACACCCATTGTCTTGCGCATATTTTTTTAAGGTGCTCATAACTTCATCTAGCCAATCTTTCATCTGAGTGCCGCCAACCCAGTCAATGGACAGCGCTTTAAACTCTTTGTACCAAACAACCCTTGTTGTGATAGCCGCAACAGGAGTGTTGTCCTCGTAAATAATCCAAAGCTCTATGGTTCTGGCCATGAGCTCATCCAATATATTCATTTTATCAAATCTGCCACCCGTTGTTTTAGCCGCTTTCTGTAGCATTTCTGCAACTTCAGGCCAAACAGTGAGCGTGTATTCGTGCGGGACTAGCGTAAAGATCATGAGATCATTTGATCAATGATCATTTCTCCGTCAATCTGCGGGGCTTGTTGTCTCGTGCCTGTCCTCTGCATCCTTACATCGTCAATAGCTCGGTCGATCTTTTTGGCTCCGGCTTCTGATGACCCGTTGCCTAGGTGGCTAACAAAATCTGCCGGTAGTATATATTCATCTTGAGAAAGAAGAATGTCCTCTTGACCCTCAAGATTTGCGGGCACCATGTCATCCATGCCATCGCCAGCCCCATTTATCTTGCCCTCTGAAGGGCGGTCAGTTTGTGCAATTGCACCTTTTTGCGACCTCTCTGCAACATCAATCAATGCTTCTTTGCCGAAACGGGCGACAAATTCCGCCATAAGTCTTACAGCCTGCTCCTTAGGCATATTACCCCTAAGCGCAGAAGACACAGCCAAGATGATCTCTTTGTCATTCAGCTCCTGAGGAGCGACAATGTCTGCAATACCACCCGCCTGCATACCCTTTACACTTCTAAACCTGTAAGGATTTGCTGGGCCACTTGTCTTGGCTTGATTACTTTTAATTGGCATAGATGCTCCGCCACCCAGAGCGGCGCCTGCAATCTGCGCCGCCTTAGGTGCGGCCATGCCCATGATCTGCTTGTCCGCTAACTTACCCATGCCTACGGCATTTCCGTAAATATTACCCGTCGCGTAAGAACCAAGGCCCGTCATGATACCTTGACCAAGATCTCCGGATTGAATGAATCCACCAAGACCTGATCCAATAGCGCCCGCAGTCAATGCAGACACGCCGAGTGTAGGGGCTAACGCCGATCCTGCAAGGGCTCCAATCACTGGTAACATTTATATATCCTCGTACTCTGTCTTTGCGTCAAATGAAGGGCACGCTTTCTCAGATACATCGCGATGCCCGATGATCTTTGCATTTGGGTATTCTGACTTCAGCCCCGTGAGAAGCTCCACCAAGCTTTCTTTCTGTTCTTCTGTGCGGGTATCTTGGGGTTCCATGTCGGAGTCAACGCCTCCAACATAGCAGACTCCGATGGAGTTCTTGTTGTGGCCTTGAGCGTGTGCACCAGACTTCTCAACGGGGCGTCCGTCACAAACGGTCCCATCGAGTTCGATAACAAAATGGTAGCCAATGTCTGACCACCCCCTGTCGAGGTGCCATTGTCTAATTTCTTCAGTGGAGACATCTCGACCCTCCGGAGTAGCCGAACAATGAACAACGATTAAATCAATGCTACGCATCGTATCCCTCTAATAACATATCCATAGGCACCCATGTGCGCTCTTTTATTTTACCATCTCGTATGGTCAGGTCGTAGATCCCATAGCTCCAGCCTGTCACTGAATGCTTGGCATAGTCTTCAATGTGCCCGTCAGGCAGTGCGCAACCTAAATTAATTACCGTGATGTGCTCATGCCCAATCTTCGGGAAAGACTTATCGACTCTCTTGTGGGTGTGGCCGTAGACCACATCGTGTAAACTATCTCTTGCAATCGAATTTTCCGAATGCATCCCGCCGTAAGGCTTACCCATCTGGTTAAGAGGAACATGAGTAAAACCCACATCACCGATGAAGTGGAACTCACCGAATGGCGAGTAGTCCCATCCAAACTCTTCGAGGAGGCGATAGACCTGCTCGAAAAGCATCTCGATGATCTCGGGATTATTATTGACGAATCTAGAGATTCGATCTTCGTGATTGCCAAGAGTGATATGCTTTGTTACTTCATACCCATCGAGTCCATCATCGAATGCCCTGAGGGCCTCCTCGAGACTGGCGATGTCCTCCTTGAAGCTAGGCTTGTCTTGACCCTTAACGGTCCAGTTTGGATCGTGACTCGACATACTGTCCATTGAGGCAAAGTCCCCGATCTGAACAATGTGTTCTACCTGCTTCTCCTTGGCATACGCTCCCATCGCCTTGAACCGGGACTTATCCGGGATCTCCGGACCGTCATGGGCGTCACCAATGGCAAGGACTCTGGCGTTTGTTTGGTCACCGGGTCCTCGTCTGTAGATTTTGTAATGAGGTTTGAGGTAGATTCGTTTGATTTCTGCTTCGGTGTCTGTTCCGACAACCTCTTCAGTGATGTACCCATGTGTCTTTGCTGTTTCAACTCGACTTGAGAATGTTGTTCTTGGAACTCCAAGTTCCCTAGCGGCAGAGAGGACTGATCCGTTGTGTTTCGCATACATCCTCGCCGTAGCTTTCATTAACGACTCGTTAGGCCCCGTCACAAAATGTCTCCTTTTTTGCGGGTTTACCTAACCTACCATAAAATGTGCTAAGTGTGTGTTACTTCTTGTTTTTTACGGAACCAACGGAATCTACCAAGCCTCCGCCAAAATAAAAACCCACGATCATTAGCATGATTTCTCCAATCCAGAAATCGCCGATGATCTGCTTGACTGCCTGAATATCACCTTCACCTGCCAGTGTCATTGCAAGTACCAAAACAAACATACTTAGGAACACGGCTGTGAACATCAGGGCGATGTACCGTTGGGCCAGCTTAAACGGGGCATACGCATTCATGAGGTCAATCTTGGCCTTCGACTTAATGGCGATCTCTTCTTCTGTGGAAGTATGCATGTCATCAATGAGCTCCATGCCTTTCTTGATAACATCGCCGGAACCAAGTATTTTGCCTAATATGCCAATCATGTACCATCTCCAAAGAAATCAGTTTGAATGCACACAGCTTCGTAGTTAAGTTTAGGTTGCGGAAACTGCTCTAAGATTGTTTCGCGTGCTTTGAAACAAGTATCCATGTCTAGGAAGGGACCATATGGCCTCACAAAATACTGATCTGCTTGAAGCATTAGTACAAATAACATCCACATACTATTGTCCTTTGGTTACTATGAGCCAATATAAGATGTAACCAAGTATGCCAACAGCAGAAAGAGCGGCAATGGTAACAGCAATGCCAATAGTCCATTCCTTAATTTGTCTGCGTTTACGGGCCTTGGCTTGCTCAATACGTTTACGTTCATTCTCTTTTAGTTGTTTCCGGTTGGCTATGAATTTGCAGTAGTCGTCCCAGAGACCTGCACGACCACTATAGATAAATAGTTGTTTGATTTCCGCTTCTCGCTGTTTGATCTTTTCGAGCTCAAAGAAGTGCTCCATTGAGCCTTCCTTGGCTTTCTTCTCGATCTCTTCCTTTGCGTCAGCAAGCTTGGTTAGTTGTGGGCCTAGTTCACCGACAGAGTTGATATGCCCAGCAAATTCTTTGATAGCGCCAATAGCATCATTAGCTATCTTGATTGCCGCTACAGCCTCAAAGATCATCCAAACATGCCCATAAACGGATTAAATCCGCCAAGACCGTACCTCATAAAAGGGGATGCCTGATAAGACATCATTGGGTTCATACCGTACATGCCGCCAATACCACCCATCATATAAGAAGGCATGCCATAATTAGGCATACCGTAATTAGGCATACCGTAATTAGACATACCATACATACCTCCAAACATAGGTGGTTGATACGCTGGCCTAGGCATAAACTGGTTGTAGTTAATGTAATTTCGCTGTGGCTGTCTTCTGATTGTGTCTTGGAAGGGGGAGGCTTCAGCAATAGCTGGCTGGGCCAAACTAGGTTGTCCTCCTCCATAAGTGCGCTGATAGAGGTCTCTTCTTAGTTGCTCTTCTTCTTCGTTGGTTCTGAACTCAGTAGTAACTGGCCTGCCTGAGTACGGATCTGATGGATCATAACCGAGTTTCTCATCAAACCCCGGAGTCACAGGCTTGTCATCTGGACCAAGCGGGTAATCCGATGCGCCCTTCGGGCCCGGAGCATTTGGAGCGCTAACAGAATACCCCGGTTCGCGAGGCTCGCCTGTTTCAAACGATGGCTTGGTGTCTACATACATCATTGGTCTTGCAAGCGCAGTCTGTAACGGTAATCCACTCATAGTAAATCCTTAAAAAAGTTCAGTTGCACTTTATTTAAACCACATGTGCTGTGTTACCAGCGTAGCAAACGCGCCTAGAATCCCTGATGCGGATATGAGAAAGGCGATCGTGCGCCATCCGCCTTTGCTTTGTTGTACTTGGTCACGCATCCACTTGATGTCACCTTTTATTTCAGACATCTCGCGCTCCAGTGTCGTTAGTCGCGCAGATAATTCCCCAAGTTCACGGTCTATTTCGGCCACTTGTCCTTCCTCATTAAGTGTGGCCTCCCAGTTGCTGTGGCTGTGTCACCACTATTTTTATATCTTTGCGTTCTGTTCCAGTCCAAGAATTGCCACAGTCAGGACAGTTGCCCTCTGGGTATGATAATACCTCTTCTGGCGTGTCCACCGCGTTATTGCAGTGCTTACAGTGAACAATATCTTGTGAAGTTGATGGGCTCCATACCGAGCCGTTAGGCATTGTGATTGTGTCTGTCATGATATAAATACCGTCACTGTTCCTACTGCTGTGGTGCCTAGTGTTGATCCAACAAGTTTGTCGTTTTGCCGAACGATCCTCACTAACCCGTTGTCTTCGTACAGGTCTCCAGTCTCTAGTGTATTTGCCACGCCAGAACTTGGCACGCCTTGGAAGTTGATCGTGGCAGACCGCTGTTCATCGATGAACAAGTCTAGAGCTTTCGCTAACTGGTCTACATATCT